ACCGTTACAATTGGACGGTCGAAGATGCATTAACTAAAAAGAAAGAGGATTAGTATTGTGAACTACCAAGATTTTACAGAAGAACAACTACAAACTGAACGCCAAAACATCATGGACGAGATTGCTCGCCGTAATGACCTAGCGGATATTCCAAAGCAAGCAGAAGAGATGGCACTACGCTTCGAGGCGCTTGGTGGTAGCAAATCAGAGCTTGCACAAATCGTGAATGATGCGACGGCGGAAGATATCAGCGAAGCAGCTGAATAATAGCATCGACTGCTATAATTAAGGTATGGACGATACAGGAGCTCTAAAATAGTCGCCTCAACTATTAAGACACAGAGGGCACGGCATGAGTGAGCGCCTAAGGCCGTCAAGCAGGGCATGGATAGCTCTTGGTGCTGGAGTCGCGTTATATGACGTCTTATGCCCTAAAGGCGAGACATTATCAGAGGGCGTTGATAGGCTTATGGAAAAGCCATACGGGAAGGCACTCGCTCTTGGTGCTATCGCAGTAGTAGGGTCGCACCTTGGGAATCTAATTCCACAAAGGTATGACCCCTTTCATTATGCTTTAGGCTGGAAAGACCGTCCTGAGAGTTTGATGGAATAAAAAACCCCATCTAGGCTGAACTATTAAAATCGGTAGTCTGTTCTTTTAATTTATACTAAATATAAACGTCTATACTTTTACCGTCAGCCGACTCTACCATTCTAGGTAAGCGAGCTTCGGTCTTTTGTTTCCACGTTGTCTGATGTGTCTTATAGTCCTTATCACATAAAGCATATAACTTATTCTCTGCTTTATCGTAACCATGTACCATACCGTGACTATGATACTTACCGTCTGCTTCGCATTCTTGTCTGCTAGCGTCACGTTCACATATATCACAATCAACGTCGTAATCATTCATATAAGCACTCCATTTCCGACTACCGATTTGTAAATGTTCTGCCTTCTGGCATATTACCATTATAAAGGATTATTCACGAAAAGTCAAGTATGAGTTTTCCACAGGTTTTCAAATTCGAGGCAAAAAAGCCTTGATTTTATTTATAATAGAAATTATAATAGTAATATAAGGAAAGCGAAAGTAGACCTTAGGCACCTGTAAAAGAAGCAAAAATAGCGGAATAGAGCTGGCGGATATGTCAAGGGTATCGACGCCACATAAAGCCATAAGGCAACCAGCAATATTTCGAGTATTGATAATTTGCCTGTGTGGCGGGTTATCAAGCATTAAGATTTGCTAATAACTAAGCGGTATGTCGCCAACGGAAATAGGGTCAATATGCGTTCCAGCATTATGCTTGACTTGAAAATCTATTATCCTAGTAGCGTGAAATTATATACGAACGGTTATTAGCAATTCCTAGTGGTAAAGAGATGAGATGAAGCCGCTCACAGGTATAAAGACAGTGTTACCGGTTCCACTAGGGCAAGCAATCCTCCACGGATAGTGCGGAGTAGACCTCTATATGGGGTCTACTTTTTTCTTTATAAATGTTATAAATAGTAATTTGCTATAATAGGTATAGATACCAAAAGATTCTATTTTAAGAGCGATGTAGAGTATCATACTCAAAAACAAACGAACATTAAAACAAAACGAGGTTTGTGTGAAAGACAAAGTCACTAACCAACTAAATGTACAAGTGGACCGAAGCAACTTCATTGACGAAGGCGACGGTGTTGTATCATTCCCAGGTGGACTTACTATCACAGACAATACTGAACAGCGCAACGGAACGCGATATGACATTGATTCAATGGACTTGTCACGTTACGGTGGTCAACTTACTGGAGACCACGAAGATAAGCTATCTAGCCTTATCGGAGAAGTAAGCGGTGTTAAGAAGGACGGACCAAGAGTAACAATCGAGAAGATTCGTTACGCAATCGCTCAGAACCCATATGCACAACTTGCCTATGACCTCCTGACGGGTGGATTCAGTAAAAACTTCTCTATCGAAACAATTGGAACTTATCCAGATGAGAACGGTGTCTACTGGGACGCAGAACTCGTAGGATTGTCACAGGTAGTTACCCAGAATAATTACAATGCTAGCCTGAACAAGCTAGTGCACAATTCACTTGAACGTTCGAAACAGAACGGTCTAAACATTGAAGGCATCGAGGAAGAAATCCTTGGTGAACACGCCGAGACAGTTCAAAAAACAAAAAACGACGTGAAAACAGAAAAACCAGAAGCTAAAGAACAGACCGTTAAGGTCAAAATCGAAGTTGATACTTCCGAAGTAGAGAATGCTATCGCTCTAACGAAAGAACTCAACCAGCTAACGGACACAAAAACTAATAAACAGGAAAACAAAATGGACGAAAACAAAAAGGTAGAAACACCTGCTGTTGAAGAACCAAAGGTAGAAACTCCAGCCGTTGAGGAACTGAAAGTTGAAGAACCTGCTAAGGAAGAAACTCCAGTAGTAGAAGAACCAGCTAAGGTTGAAGAAGAACCAAAGGTAGAACAACCACAAGTTGACCAAAACGCTCTCGCTGAGGCAGTCAAAAACGCAGTAGCAGATGTAACAACTTCACTCAAGGCTGACTTTAATAAGCAACTTGAAGAAGCTAAAGCAGAAGCTAAGAACGCATTTGACACATCAGCTAAAGAACCAACATTCAAAAAAGAAGAGACTCCAAAAGTGGAAAAAACAGAAAACAAATACAAAGCTATGTCTCACGATGACCGCTACAACGCACAGGTTGCTGCTGCTTGGAACGCCGTCAAGGGACAATCTATCGTTGCTTGGGAAGAACTTCGCCAAATCAACGAGGTAAACCTAGAGGCCCTAAAGGCTGAAGGTGTTGTTAAGAACAGCATCACAATCGAAGACATTGGTAACTTCGTTATCTCTCCAGAGCTACACAAGGAAATCGTTGGTCACCGAAACGATTACACTGGTCTATTGACTGCTACTAACTGGATGGAAACAGACTCAATCGAGTTCGCATGGACAGAACGAGTTGGTGACATCAACATGCAAAACGTTGCATTCTGCGACGACGACGCTGATGGTAACTTGAAGCCTATCTCAGAATACGGCACAGTTGTACACAAGGAAAGCCTAGAAGAACTAGCTGCTGTTACACCTATCTGTAACGCTCTTACACGCTTCGCTGCTGTTGACCTTCTACAAGACGCTGCTATGGGTTACCGAACTGACTACGACCGCAAGCGAGCACAACTGGTTATCGCTAAACTTGAACAAGCTGTTGACTCAACTGGAAACTCAGTTGCTTACAACCCAGGTTCAGACGACACCAAGGCTCTTACAGTATGGCTAGAAGCTCTTACCGAGCTATCTGACGAAGTTATGAACGGTGTTCTTATCTTCAACAACCGTACATTCGCAGAGCTAAAGACTCGTGCCCTAAACGCTGGTGTAACTGGTCCTCTAGCTGAAGTCCTAACTGGTGGTGGTCTACAGACTATCTTCGGAATGAACTTCCTAGTTGTTCCTAACGACCTTATGCCAACTCTAGGTGGTAGCGACTCAGTAACCGTTCAAGTTAACGGTGAAAACGTAGCAATCAACCACGCTGTATTCTACGCTGACCTTTCACAATTCAAGGGTCGAACAAGCGGTGGTCTACAGTACGATGTAAGCTCACAAGCTGCTTACGAAGACGGTGGTATTGTTAAGTCTGCTTACCAACGAAACGAATTAGTCCTTCGTGGCTCATTCTTCCGAGGTGGTGCATTCTTGAACCGCAACCGTGTTGCTGGTATCCGACAAGGAACAGTATCTTAGTCAATCCGGCTAGATACTAATAAAAACCAAAACAAACAATAAGGGGCTTCGAGAGTGGACATTAAAAAGTACACGAAACTAACTGGCAATACTGTTTCCTCAGAAGAAGAAGCAAAGTTCAACGCTACCATACGACGAACTAAAGCCATGCTAGAGACGCTACTAGGGTACACTCTCGCCCCTTCGGACCTTTACAACGAACTGGGCAAGGCACAAAATGACTGTGCCTGTCCAAATGTAGACACATCTAATCTGCTTGAACCCGATGAAGCAGAAGGCGTCTATAAGCTATTCACATATAATAAGAATGACAAGTTTCTATTTGTAGACCCATTCAAAGAAGTCTACTCTGTAAAGTTGGTATACGTTGAGCGAGATAGCGAGTTTGTAACCGTTAAAACGCTTGAGAACGTAAAGCCTCAATACGGACGAGATGGAATCGGTAAATATATCGAGAACTGCCAAGACTGTTATTGTGAATGTGACTGTGATGGTTGTGTACAGTTAGCGGTAGAAGCTGATTGGCTCGACTGCTATCCAGACGATATTATGTATCTATGGGCAGACATGATTGACTACGAATTAGACTGTAACAAAGGTTACAAATCTGAATCGGTTGATGGTCACTCTTGGTCTAAGACAGACGACGCAATCAAGCGACCTGAAACATTACCGCAAAACGTACTGCTATTAAAGCGATACGCCGGACCTTATGGCTCGGTAGCGGTGATGCCAACATGATTTGCTTAAACGACACAGTTAAACTAGTAGAGACTACAGCACCCGATGGTTACGGTGACTCTGATGTAGCGGTATTGACAGACTTAAAATGTCTGTTCTTACAAAGCACAGGTAAGAGCCACTCAAGTAACACAGATATCGTAAATGCTGACGCTCACGCTTATATCGACTTCGAGAACCCAGAGGTTAAAAGCCGAGGATATCGCCTAGAGGGAATGTTCTTAATTGCAACACCTTTCGGCACTCCAGAGGTCGAAAGTTGGTATCAGATTACCAAAGTAGTTATCGGACAACGTAAATTGACTGATAATAAAATAGATAACGTCCATGTTTTCTTAAAAAAGACGGAGGCACTATAATGGCTCACACAATTCGAGACAATACAGTAGAAATCCGCACTCAAATGAAAACTAACTTGCCACTAGCATTACGCTTTATGGCTAACGACGTTAAAAGGGAAGCTGAACCAATCACTCCTAAGAAACATGGTTTCCTAAGAGCTAACGTAACAGTTGACGCTGGCGGTAAAAGAGCCAAAATCCACTGGGGACAAAAGTATGCAGAATACCAAGAGCGTGGCTATACTAATGGGCCTGTACGTCGATATACGACACCAGGAACCAAAGCACACTTCGCAGAAACATCTGTTAAGAAAGTCACACGACACGCAAAGCGGTATCTAGAACGGGCTAGGGTTGTATAATGATTACTAATCCTGAAACAATTACAGAATCATTCATCAACTGGTTAGAATCAGAAGGTGTAGCTACATTTGGGCAGGACTTATATTTACGTCGAGTTCCAGATTCAAAACAAACCCCAAGTTCACTGTATTGGATAATTCCAAGTGGGGGCTTTCCTCTCGGACGAAATAGAACTGGGGAGATGATTAAGCAGTACACGTTCATAATCAACTATCGCTCAACAAAGGCGAAAGATGTGGAACGAAAGCTCTTTGAGCTAGAAGAACTGCTTAACTGTCAAAGTTGTATTGCGTTAGAGGGGTTCCAAGTTCTCGATGTAGAAGTAAATGTTTTCCCAGAGGACGGAGACGTCGATGACGAAGACCGTGAAGTGGGACTTCTACAAGTAAATATAAAGACCTACAAGCAAAGGTGCTAAATGGGAAAATTCGTTACTGGGCACAAGCATTCACCGGAAACAATCAAGAAGATATCTGATGCTGCTAAAAAACGGAAACGGAACCCGCACTCTGAGGAAACTAAGAGAAAAATAGGTTTAGCTCACAAGGGCAAAATTGCACCACAAAGATTTGGAAATAAAGCTCCAAACTGGCAGGGTGGCAAAACAAACAAGAATATGTTAATCAGACGGCAAAATTCATATAAAGAATGGATAAAAGCAGTTTTCGAAAAAGATAACTATACTTGTGTCCTGTGTGGGGCGACAAACACGCATTTACATGCCGACCATATAGAAAGTTTCGCAGAAAACCCAGAAAAGAGATTAGACCTAGAAAATGGTAGAACTCTTTGTCGAGCTTGTCATTATCAAATTACATTTAATGCGATAATGCCAGTAGACTCAAAATGGGGTGCAAATTGCTATAATGGTAGTAGGATATAAAAACAAATAAGCAAAGGTGCTAACAACAAATGGCAAATCTAGTAAAAGGTAACTTCGAAATCAAGTGGGGAGCTAACGAACTATTCGACATTAGCGAAATCTCACTAGACTTCGAACAAAACTCAAACGACTACGAAACTGTACAGGGCCAAACCTACACAATCGAAGGCGCTATAAAGGCTTCTGTGTCATTGACACTATTGAAGTCAGACGTTGAATCACTTGCAGTAGTTCTTCCGCAATATTACGTTGCGAACGGTTCACAGCTATCAAGCGGTGAAACTGTAACTGACGCTGCTGGTGCAATCGACGTTAAGGCTGCTTCTTGTGACACAGCTCCAACATATAACGACCTAGACGTTATCTCTTGTGGTGACCCAGGCGATGTATTCCGATTGAAGAATGCTCGAACTATTATTGACAGTATGGAATTCGCAGATAACTCTGTCCGAACCGTAACTGTTAAGTTCGTGGGCGAACCTGCGGCTGGTGTAGCAAACATCCAGTTCTTCAAAGAGGGTACGCTCTCAACAGTTAGCTAGTCTAACATAACTTAACAAAAGGATTTAAGACCGATGAGTCAAAAAATGTATAATCTAACCGACAATGTAAATGACGGATTCAATTTCGATGTTCGTGGAAAAGTATTTTTCATGAAATATCCGACAACTGAGGAAATCGAAGAACTCAACCGAATGACAGAGGAGTCCAGAAGTTCCGCTAAAGATGGTGAAGTCTCCCTAGAGGAAAACCAAAAAGTACAAGAATATATGTACGGCTTCATTACTCCAGTAGACCACGACACTTCGATTCGGGATGCTATGAAGACCGAAAACCTAAAGGTGCTACAACGCTTCAACTCTATGGTTAAAGCAGAGTTCTCAGTCGGAGATTAGCATAGATGGCACGAGTAAGGGCTCAGCGGGTTCCTTCTCAAGCGTCTAGTCTTAACAAGAGGGAAATGTATGCAACTCTTTGCTATTATTTCCCTCAATACACCCTTAAAGATGCGGCAGAACTCCCGTTTAAGCACGTTCAGTTACTTCTAAAAACGGCTCAACGTATCGAAGCCAGTAGAATGTATAACCTGACACAAATAGCGGCGGCTCCTCATACTAAAAAGATGCAGAGCGTCAAAAAACTATCAGAACACTTTAAGAAACAGGCAGGTAAATAGCTTAGATGGACGCAAAAGGCGGAACAATTACATGGCATCTCACTGCAAATGACGCCGATTTCAATGCCGCAATGTTACGGACTCGTGCAGAGGCACGAAAAACCGGGCGAGATGTAGACCGAGAATTTGGAAAGGGCATGAGAAATGCTCAACTTTCGCTTGATGACTTCCGTCGAGACTTAAACCGTTCCGCACAACTGTTCCGAGATTTCCAAATCGCACTTCGCGGTTTCCAAATGACATCTCTAATTTTAGGGGTTACTTTAGCTGGTGGCGCAATTATAGAACTGGTGGGAGCTTTAGCTGCCGCTAGCCAGTCCGTAATCGCACTTCCAGGTATATTAGCTCCTGTAATTGGCGCATTTGGTGCGCTACAAGTTGCCACATATGGTGTAGGTGACGCATTCAAGGCGGTCCTAAAGGGCGACATGGACAAGTTGTCCGAGGCTATGGAAAAACTATCACCTGCCGCGCAAGAGTTCGTCAAGTCTTTCGGCAAGATTAATGAAGCGTTCAAGCCGATTAGGACAGCCGTTCAAGAGGCGTTCTTTGATGGTCTGGGCCAACAAATAAAAAACGTAGCTAAAGCCACTCTGCCTACCCTCGAAATTGGGCTAGGTAAGGCCGCAACTGCTATGAATGGTTTACTCAAAGAAGCTGCTCGGGTTGCACAAGAGCCTTTCTTCCAGGGTATGATTGCTAATACGTTAGAGACTACTGCACAGTCTACAAATATATTGAAAGGCGCGGTAGAACCCTTAGCTCAAGCATTGGCTGGCCTAGTCCAAATAGGCTTACCATTTCAACTTATGTTGTCGCAATGGGTCGTAGACCTCTCAAAATCAGCTGCTTTGTATATCAATTCTGCCGAAGGCCAGAAGCAACTAACTGGCGCCATAGAGCTAGGTATAGCAGCATTTAAGCAACTAGGCGACCTTATAGGCTCTCTATTTGGTTTATTTGTTGCGCTTTTCCAAGTGTCTAATCAAGAGGGGTTATCCCTGATTGGCACACTCTCAGAGATTATAGATAAGACGACCGCTTGGGTTAAATCTGCCGAAGGGCAAGAAAAACTTACTGCCCTATTCCAAGTCGCAAACACATTCCTGAGAGAGGGGGCTAGTTTAATTGGAAGATTTGTTAGTGGTGTTCTTGGGCTCGTTGAGCAATTTAATAAATTGCCGGACCCAGTTAAGGAGGTCGCTACAAATCTTGTTCTTATGGCCGCAGTAGCTGGGCCAGTTCTAGGATATCTTTCGTCAATCGGTGCATCATTAAATCTTCTTGGTTTCGGTGCTAGAGAAGCGGGCCAGGCGTTTTCACTACTAACAGGGGTTGACCTTGCTAAAAACTTCAAGGGTATTGCGGATAGTGGCGGACTATTAAATAATGTCTGGACATTATTAAGTAAGAACCCTCTTATTGCTGTCTTAACTATTCTAGTTGGTATATTCATTTATCTAGGTACGCAAACAACTATATTCCAAGACGCTTTTAAACAACTACAGCCGGTGTTCGAAAAGACTTGGCAAGCACTGCAACCATTATTTGAAGTTCTAGGGCAACTAGCTCAAGTGCTCGGTGGAGCAATCGCGACAATTATGCCAGTTATCGCTCAAGTGTTCGGAGAAGTCCTTGCTGCGCTTCTACCCTTGATACCACCAATACTAGACTTAGTTATGACGCTATTGCCAATCTTTGTACAAATCTTACAGTTTGTCGTACAAGTTATACAATTCCTAATTCCAATTATTACCGTACTTGCTCAAATTATTGGAGCGGTTCTTGTTATCGCAATAAATATAGTAGTTGCTCTATTTCAGTTCTTAATTAGTATTGTACAGGCCGTAGCTGACGCATTTGTTGCTGCCTGGAACTTCATAGTCAGTATTTGGAATGGTGCGGGAGCGTTCTTTAGTGGCCTATGGGACGGAATAGTTGCAGTATTTAGTGTTGTTGGTCAATTCTTTGCGGGAATCTTCAGTGGCGCCTGGGAGGGTATCAAGGCAATATGGAACTTTGTAGTCGCATATTATCAAGGTCTCTGGAACGGCATCGTAGCTATATTTAATGTCGTAGTTAGCTTCTTCTCTGGTATATTCCAGAAAGCCTGGGACGGCATCAAAAATATTTGGAATGCTGTAGGTGGATTCTTTAAGGACATATGGAACAAGATAACTAGTGCATTTAGTGGTGCTGTAGATTTAGGTAAAAATGTTATAGACGGGCTTGTTAAAGGTATCAGCAATGGAGCTAGTGCGGTTATCAATAAAGTTAAGGAAATTGCCGCTGGCGCCCTAAACGCTATCAAGAGCTTCTTTGGAATTAAATCACCATCACGAGTTATGGCTCAAATGGGTATATACTTAATGCAAGGTTTCGGAAAAGGTATTGACAGAACAGCAAGCACAGTTGTTGACGCTGCTAAGGACGCTGCTACAGGTGTTCTCGGAGCATTTGACAATATGTCAGCTTCAATGAGCGGAGTTCAATCAGACTTCACAGTTACAGGAACAGCTAACGGAGCATTCGGTCTAGACTTAGCGCCACCAGCAGTTGACAGCCCTACAGCAGTTGGAAACACTGGCCCTGCGGCAGTTATCTACCAAACTAACGAAGTTCACACAGACCTTGATATGGACCAAGTAAACAGAAACCTAACATGGGAGCTAGGTAAACTATAATGAAATTCAGACTTAATGGCTTAGAAATGGGTCAAGATACTCAATTCCATGTTGAAGCTCCTATTACTGGTCTTGACAATGCTCCAATCCGAATGGGATATGGGGACTGGTCGGGTCGTGACGGTGGTTATGTATCTAGCCAATTCTTTACAGCTAGAACGATTGTATTAAATGGATTCTATATCGGTGGCACTTGCGAAGAAGCAGACGACTTACGTTCAACTCTTGCGGCTACCATGGACATCCGACAATCGCTTCCACTTTATATTACGAGCTTCTCAGGCAAAAACTATTTCACACAAACATATCTAAAAGACTTTAAGATGGACGTTATCGGACCAAAGCATGGTAAATACCAAGTTACCTTAGTTGCTCCTGACCCTTATTTATATGACGCTGGTGACGGTGTCAATCCCGATAGTGGTTGGAATAATCTACCTATCTACAAACTTATCGGTGGTGGTTATGTTACAGAATACGATATGCCTGTTCAGTGGACACCAGGAACAACTCCTGCTGTCGCTGTAAACTCTGGTGACGTAACAATCTATCCTCAATTCAAAATTACAGGACAGGTTCAAAATCCACGCATTACAAACTTTAAAAGCGACAAATTCGTCCAGATTAATATCACTACTACAAGCCCTACTGATGTTCTAATTATAGACATGAGTGCAAGGACTGTTACGCTAAACGGCGGTAATATCTTATCTTACCGAAGTAGTGACAGCACATGGTGGGGTCTTGAACAAGGGAATAACACAATCCAGTTCACAAGTGACGGCCCTAGCGACGTAAACGTAGGGACATTACGCTGGAGAACTGCGTATCTAGGAGTATAGATGAGCCCAGAAGTATTAAATACCCCTGAGTATACCGTAGAAGTCTGGGACATCAATGGTGTATTCGTAATGGATATAAGCGATTTAATCGCTACTTCTTTGCGTATCACTAGAGAGGTCAATACTGTTGAGGACATCTCATTCGCAATCGACTTAGTTCAATTCGAGCTTAGATGTGCTAGTGTCGGCGCAAACCCTCGCTCTATTATTGAGCCTTACAGAACAGACATCAAAATCCGTCGTAATGGTGTATATTTAGTGGGTGGACAAGTTGTTCAAGCTAATATCAACTTCAACCAGCAAGATACTAACAAGATTGAAATTAAGTGTACTGGCTATCTCAATTATTTCAAAGACCGCTTTATAAGCGACTTCTATAGAAATAAAACATATGCACAAATGGCACGACAGCTCATTACAGACACACAATCACAGCCTAATCTTATCTCTAACTCACATTTCTATACTGACGTTGGTGGTTGGTTTGCTATTGACTCTGGTTATATTGCGTGGGACGCTAATGAAGGATATAATTATCCAGGTTCTCTTTATGTAAGCGTAACTACAGGCCCTAATACTTTTGGTGGAGCTAGATGGCCCGAAGGTCTATTGGCGGGTGTCACTTATACACTTTCGTTCAAAGCTAAGACAACTACAACGGGCGGCAACATTTATTACGACTCTGGAGCTGGTGTAGCGGGCTCTACAGCCGTTTCGACAACAAACTGGACTCCATATACGTTTACATGGACACAAGCCGCTAATTCGTCTCGTATTGACATTAAATCGACGGGTTCTATGAACTTTTACTTGGACGACGTTAAGCTGACAAGCAGTCTGGACAATCCCGCCTACTTCGACTTTGGCGTAACTCTGGGGGTTGACAATGCGTCTGCTGGGCAAGCTGCCACAAGACAGCGAACATATGACTTACAAAATGTCAAAGACGGTATCGTAAATCTAACCAAACTAGAGAATGATAACTTTGACTTCGAGTTTACAGCGAATAAGGTATTCAATATCTATGCCCGACTAGGTTCTGACAAGCCAGAAGTTGAGCTAGTCTATCCACAAAATATCACATCTGTTCGGGTAACTAGGGACGCAAGCACATTGGCAAACCGTATTATTGGGCTAGGCTCTGGTATTGGTTCGGAGCGTCTTGAGACAGTTGCTACAGGCTATAGTTCTGCGGCTGCTTACCGTATTCGAGAACGAACCGAAACATTTAATAGCGTTCAAGAGCAATCAACTCTAGACGCAAATACATTTGGTAAATTAAACGTCTATGAAACTATGTATGAAGTTCCTGCTTTAACAGTTGAAGCTAATCACTTAGACCTAGATGAAGTTACATTAGGTGACGCTATTACTATCCGGATTGACAATAGCTCATTTGTAAATACTATAAACGGCATGTGGCGTATAATGAAGATGACAATTAACGTAGACCGAGATATGAACGAGAGTGTCAGTCTTGATGTAGAGGCGTGGTAATGGCAGAGCGCAACCAAGATATTGTCGAACAAATAGCTAGAGCTGAAAAAGACCTAGTAGACTTCAAGAACGCTCAACTTTTCGGTAAGGACGTAACGCAGCCTAAAGTTATTCAACGCTATAATTCAGACGGCACTCCTACCGAATGGGACGTAAAAGGAACTTATGTATCTTTTTATTCGGGCGACAACCAATGGAAAATTGAAGGTCGAATAACCTATACTGCTTATAACCAAGAAAGCCCATGGGCGAGCGTATATGTCAAGGTTCGAGTAAACCCTAATAATGACCTTATAGATGGTGGAGCTGGTATCTATTATTCATTTAATGCTTATCCAGACTATGAACAAATGTTTAACGGTGGGAAAACTATTACTTTCAATGTCTATGGTGGAGCAAGCCCTAATTTTGGACCTCCGACTGACCCTAACACAGACCGATTCTGGGTAAAGATTTATATCCTAGCTACTGACGATGGACAAATGAAACTAGACTTCCCTCGTGGTAATACGGGTGGGACAGGGATGGTGGTGCCACTAACATGAGTAGTGAACGAGTTAATTCAGCGGGTATGCGGATTAAGCGGCTTAGTCAAGAGGCCACTAATCTTAAAACATCACAGACTACGGGTTGGGACTCTGTGCGTAGCTATTGTATACAAACGACTAATACTTTTGATTATAGCTACACTCCTACTTTTGTCGGTGGACAGACTGCTGAAACAATGCACCTTTATGTCAAATATACTGCCGACCACCAGCAAGCTCCTTGGGCCATGGCCACCGCAAAGATTCTAGTTAATAACACAGAATATTTCAGAGTGGGCAACTTTGCAGCAGATGTTCCAAACACTAGGGACTATGGTATTTATACTAACGGCTGGGTTCGTGACAGTTATGGGAACTACTCACCAACTGGTAAGCCTAATAATATCAATGAAGTGTCGTTCTATAATGCAATTAGTTTTACTGGACAGATTAACGTAAAGATTAAGTTCTATGTATGGGCAACTGACACTGGACGCCTAACAGTTAAAGTAAGTAACAATGACTATGTAGGAATTATTATACAATGAGAGATGGGCTAGTAGAGCAATTACATAATGCTCAACAGATTATTCAAGAATATAAAGTCCGGCAAAAAATTGCCGGGGACTCTTGGACCGTCTACCGAACAACAAGTAATAATGCTTGGGACATTCAGCTTACGGGTCTTAACACTAATTCTCAATATGTTAAGAGGTGGAAAGTAACCTATCAGATTGAGGGTGGCGCAAAGATTCCTAATGCTTTTTGTATGTGGATGCCGAAAGTTAACACGGGTATTCCTGTAACGACTGACTACATGGGGAATCCACTAGGATATATATCTGGCTATACTACAAGTGGATTCAATTATTCATTTGAATATGACGGCGAAAATCCATTAGTTATGTATTATATGATTACAGCAGCATATAACTGGGACGCTACTGCCACAAACTCATTTATCAGTGTGCAGTTTAGAGCTCTTAGCCCATACAAAGGCTCTATAAAATACGAGGTAATAAACGAATGACATTATATCTATCTAACAGGGACGGTAATGGCAAGACTTCTGAGGAAGGGCACTACCGGTTACAGACACAAGTTCTTTCAGGAGACGTTCTTGGAGGCTCTTTATTAGTTACGCAGAACTCACCAACTGGCATGAGTGTTTTAGTTACTAGTGGCGACTTTAAGATTGACACTGGTCTAAATTATTCATATACAGGTTGGGCTTCTGTAAATGAAGTGGTAACTATATCTACTGCCGACCCCGCTAACCCTCGTATCACTACAATCGTTGCGTATACCGATAAGGGAGCTTCAACGTCAGCAAGCCCGCCAAATAATCCCGGCATAAATAAATTGATGGCAATAAATGGTACACCTCAAGCAGTTCCAGCCGCACCTAATGGTACAACTATTCAATCGGCAGTTGGAGCAGGGAACCCTTACATTATCCTTGCAGACGTAAGGGTAAATGCAGCCTCGACCTCTATCCTAAATGCGAGTATAACAGACAGGAGGACACCGTTACAAACAGCACCTAATATGGTCAGAACTACGTCTATTGTTGACTCATCTGTTACAAACTCTAAGATTGCAGACAATGCCGTTACAACATCTAAGATATTAGATTCAAATGTGACAACTAACAAACTAGCAAACCTTTCAGTAACAGCCGCAAAAATCGAGACTCAACAGGCATGGATTGTGCCTACAATGGTGAATAGCTGGGTAAGATATGACACAACTTATGACAATGTTGGCTATATGCGAGATAGTCTCGGTTTTGTCCACTTGAGAGGACTTATTAAAAGCGGTACAGCCGCAAATATGTTCCAACTTCCAGTGGGCTATCGCCCATTACAGCGCCGTATCTATTCAGTGGTAAGCAATAACTCATTAGGGCGTGTGGACGTAGTTCAGGACGGATGGGTAACAGGAAGCGTATATAGCAACGCATGGGTAAGTCTAGAAGGTATTACTTTTAAGGCCGAGCAGTAGAATTGCTATAATAAATATAGAGGAAAAACAAAAACATGACAGTATATTTAACTAACCGTGATGGTAACGGTAAAACAAATGAGGAAGGTCACTATCGGCTAGTCTCAAAGATACTCTCTGGTCAAGTTATGACTGCTAGCGACCTGAAAGTTGTAGAAAATAGTACGCCTAATATGAGCGTAATTGTTCAAGCTGGGGATTATCGCCTTTCAACATCTGCTGGCTATGCTTATACAGGCTGGAATGACGTAGATACAAACGTAACAGTTAGTGCCGCAGACCCTTCAAATCCACGCAAGACTGTCATCGTTCTTTATGTAGACAAAGGTGCTACAACATCAGCATCACCGCCTAATAACCCAGGCATTGCTAAACTTATGGCAGTTAATGGTGCAGCCGCTGGTTCACCTACAGTTCCAAGTAATGCAGCAATTCAAACAGCCGTTGGTTCTGGTAATCCATTTATGATTCTAGGTACTATCGACATCGGTGCCGCAGCAAGTACAATCACTAATTCAAACATTACTGACAATCGAACAGAAATTACGATTAGCGACGAGCTATTATCGGCAAGTAGCTTATTAGCACAAGTCGGGCCACTTCTATATCCAGTAGGTTCTATTTATACAAATGCCACAAGCAACGTAAACCCAGGAACACTACTCGGTTTCGGAACATGGACGGCTTTCGGACAGGGGCGGGTTCCTGTTGGTATTGACACAGGTGACACAGATTTCGGAGCACCAGGAAATACTGGCGGCGCAAAGACAGTAACTTTAACAGAAGCACAAATGCCACAACACAGTCACGTTGTTAATCCGCCTTCTGTAACTACAAGTGCTGGTGGACAACACAGGCACAGTATCGGCAATATTGGTTCCTGGGGCGTATTCGGTATACGAGATAGCCACTATGCGTCAAGCTCTGGAACAGGGTATACATCTTTCGACGGGAACCACAACCACACAGTTAATATTCCACAATTTGATTCAGGAACTCGTGGTAGTAGCCAATCTCACACTAACCTACAACCTTATGTAGTTGTCTATATGTGGCGCAGGGTTTCATAGCATGAATAGTCTACTCTGTCGAGAATGTAACACTAATTTTGAGGCAAAAAGAAATGACGCCTTGAAGTGCCGACCATGTGTTAACAATTGGCGTAAAGAATGGGCTAAAACTAAACACGCTAAAGAATTGCGTAGACTAGCAAATCGCAGGGTCCGCGAAGCAGCACTAGCTGGATACGGCTCAGTATGCAATTGTTGTGATGAAGATATATTTGAGTTCTTAGCAATAGACCATGTTAACGGTGGTGGAAGAAAAGAAAGAGAAGTGATGAGCTCAGTACAAATAGCCAGAAAAGTTATAAATGAAAACTGGCCTGACACATATCAGGTTCTTTGTCATAACTGTAACCAAGCTAAGGGCTGGTATGGTAATTGCCCACATGAAAGACGAACTGTCTAATGACGTTATATATAAGCAACCGAGATGGGAATGGTAAAACTAGCGAAGAAGGTCACTATCGACTTCCTAGTATTATCACGGCTGGAAATGCTTTATTCCCAGGACTCGCAGTAACTCAGAACTCACCTTTATCGTTGAGTGTTTTAGTTGCGGCTGGCGACTATCGAATAGATAGTGGTCTTGGTTATGCTTATCATGGTTGGAATAATGCTTCGACTGCCGTTGCGCTTTCCACCGCTGATAGTGCGAACCCTAGAATTGACTCTATTGTTATTTACGTTGACAAAGGTGCTGCTACTAGCGCAAGCCCTCCAAATAACCCAGGAATCGCTAAACTAATCAAGGTAAACGGAACTCCTGCCGCAAGCCCAACAGCTCCTAGTGCCGGAACAATCCAAGCCGCTGTTGGTGCAGGAAACCCCTACATCGTATTGGCAGACGTTCGGGTAAATGCACTAGCCGCTACAATTACGGACGCAAATATTACAGACCGTCGTAGCCGATTAAGAATTGCAGACGGTGTCGTTACAGATATGTCTCTATTGGACGGAGCGGTTATAACTAATAAACTAGCAGACAATGCAGTTACGACAGCTAAAATTGCGCCCGGTGCAGTGCAGACAACAGACTTGGCAGACGGAGCTATAACGAGTGCTAAGTTTATTGACGGTGCAGTGTCTACTCAAAAATTCAAGCCCAGTATTATCAGCAGTAACTTTACACCCGCTGGAGCACGATGGAACCAGACAACGGGTGGTGTATTACAGACTATTACAAACTGTGCGTTAACATATACAGCAGGACCGACTCCTGAAAGATTATTACTTGAGGTGTCAGTTATGTCAGCCAAAGACTCAGGAAGCGGAGCTATTACTCTAGGCGTGAATGGGGCCGGGCAAACATTAGAAATGTATTTCGAGCCTAGCTGGTGGTGGGCAAGAACTTCAGCAACTTATTCTGTCAACGTAGCAGCTAACTCTACTACAACACTATCAGTAATGAGTCGTAACGACGGCGGCGGCAACTTCTATACTTGTAATGAACAACTTAAATGGATGCCGAGAATTAGTGGCTTCTCAATCTATAATGGACCATAAGCATGACTTTATATTTATCTAACCGAGACGGAAATGGCAAGACAAGCGAGGAAGGACACTATAAGTTCCAGACTTCTGTATGGGCAGGAAATGTTCTCGGCTCAACAGCTATGAAGGTCTCGCAAAATACAACCCCAGGGATGAGCGTTATCGTAGCGGCTGGACAATTTAAGATTGATACTTCTCAAAACTACTCTTATACAGGCTGGAATACAGCAGACACCGTAGTAAACATCAGCACAGCAGACCCTTCTAATCCTAGGATTACATCTATAATTGCGTATGTTGATAAAGGTGCGGCTACATCAGCTAGTCCGCCTAATAACCCGGGAATTGTGAAATTAATCGCAGTTAATGGAACTCCAGCGGCAAGTCCAACAGCTCCATCAGCGGGAACTATCCAGACAGCAGTAGGAAGTGGTAATCCTTATATTATTCTTGCAAATATAACAGTTGGTGCAGGGGCGACTCAAGTATTAAATGCAGTAATTTCTGACCAAAGGATTCTAGTAACCCTAGGTGCAAACCTAATAAATACTGCTTCTATTACAGACTCGGCAGTAACTACGTCTAAAATTGCAGATTCAAATGTTACTACTAATAAATTAGCAAACTTATCAGTTACGACTGCGAAGCTAGCGAATGGTAGTATAGACGACACTAAATGGCGAAATCTAATTGCCTTCCACGCTTATCGGTCTGCTACTAGAAACTTATCTGCTGGTACATGGACAATTATCGCTCCAGACAATATTTATTACAATTATGGTAGCGGTTATTCTAATACTGGTGACATTGGTAGATTTACGGCTCCAGTGAATGGTATCTATAGTTTCTCGGCTAATGTGCACACAGAAGCGGCAGTCCAAACTAGAGCAATTCTTTCATTCTGGGTTAATAATGTAAGCGAACGGTCTAGGGTGCGAGACGATACATCAACAGCAATTAGGCGATTAAATGGTACAACAGTTTTATATATGAATGCGGGCGATTATATAGACGCAAGGTGTTGGCTTGCAAGTGCCGCAAGTATCACGCACTTAGAAACTTGGTTTGAAGGACACATCATTACCAGAACATAGCGAATTGCTATAATAGATATAGGCACTAAGCTAAAAAATAAACAAACTAAATAGGCTAGAATAAATGGCGGATAAAAACGAAGATTTCCTTAGAAAATGGGAAGTCCAAGACATGATTCGTACAGCTATCGAAGACCACGAAACACGAAAAGAAAACAAATTCGTGTTGAAGTACGAGCTAGAGTTACTCCAGAAGGACAATGACCGAAGACTTGTCGATTTAGAGAACGATAGTAAGGAATCTAAAGATAGGAATAAATGGCTATTCAGGCTAGTTATTAGTGCTATCATCACATCACTAATTCCAATCGTTATTGCCCTATTGTCTCAGTCTCAAGGGAATATTCTGAAATGAGAAAGTTCTTAACTGAAAAACGTATCCTTATCGGCCTTAGTTTTCTAATATTGCTGGCATTTCTTTTCAGGTCTTTCACATTATTTAAGTCTCTAAACCTACAACCTGGAGAAGAAGTTATCGCTCCAGGCGGAATCACAGTGATTAAACCCTCGAATAATATCGTAGACGCAACATTAGATAACTCTGGCATTTTAACAGTCAAATATGAAGACGGAACGACTAAGCAAGTCGGTTATGTTACAGGCCCACGAGGTGACAGGGGTGAGGCTGGAGAAGGTCTACCACCTACCCAAGCACAAATAGCAGCAGCAGTCTTAGATTATTGTACAACTAATAACAGATGTGACGCTAAAGAACCTACACCTTCACAGGTCGCTACAGCAGTATCTAACTATTGTGCGGCAAATAATCAGTGTAAGGGCGATAAAGGTGACACAGGTACGGCTGGAGCAAATGGCTCTAATGGAACTAACGGTGCAGATGGACAAAGTCCTACAACAGAACAAATCATGGCGGCTGTAGCAGACTATTGTTCTACAAATAATAACTGTAAGGGTGAACAAGGTGTCCAAGGTGTTCCTGGTAACAATGGTCAATTCGTAGCATGGAAGTATGCAACAGAAGCTCTTAGTGCGTACAGAGACTTATATGAGATTCCTGTATTAGCACAAGGACAAAACTGTGTAGACTTGAGGGGCGCATAGTGAAAGATAAGCTAAGAAAATTGGAAGAAACTCCAAAGGGGAACAAGATTAGAACCGCAGTCGGATTCATGTTAATAGGATTATTACTAATAACATCTGTAACACTTTTATATCTGAGGTCAGCAGAGAACGGACGACTAAGCACAGAGAACCAAGGCTATATAAGATATATGGCTTGCGTGGTTGACATTAGAAACGAGCTTGAAACAGTAACCGTATCTAACGAAATATCAGAAGCGTGTTGGGCTCAAGCCGAAAAAGAAACTGGCATTAAATTAAATAGATATACTGAAAAAGTTATCTTAGATAAACAATAGAGGAGCTATCATGGCTGAAAATACAGAAATACACAACGACGAAGTTAAGGAAATGGGTCCAGGTGAAATCCCAGAGGAAAAGAAATAATGTCATATACACTAAGACTAAATCCTGCTAATGGCGGAAATTACAGCCCAGACCGCTCTGTTTATGGCGGGCGAATTAACAAGATTGTAATCCACCACGCAGCTACAACTGATTTTGACGGTATCGGAGCTACATTCCGAGCGTCAGGGCGCTATGCTTCTGCTCACTATGGAGTAGGACGCAATAATAACGTAGACCAGTATGTAGCAGAAAAAGACGTTGCTTGGCATGCAGGAAACTGGTCAGCAAATATCTCATCAGTAGGTATTGAAAACGTCAACGCAAGCGGAGCTCCAGATTGGGCTATTGCAGATTCTACATTTAATACGCTAGTTGAGTTAGTCCGAGATATTGCTAAACGAAATGGTCTATTGCCACTACAAGTAGGTGTAAACCTATTTGGACACAAAGACTTTTCAGCTACAGCTTGTCCAGGACAATTATATGGACGTCTACAAGAACTTGCTGACAAGGTAAATAATAGTTCTTCTACTAGCACTCCAGTTCCATCTCAACCAGTAGGAAAAAAGTCAAACGAACAGATTGCTAATGAAGTGATTGCCGGTGGGTGGGGAAATGGTCCCGACCGCCAAGCTCGTCTAGCACAAGCTGGTTATGACTACAATACGATTCAAGCTATCGTAAATCAAAAATTAGGTGGTGGCTCTGCTCCAGCAGCTCCAGCTCGTAAGTCTAATGACACTATCGCTAATGAAGTCCTAGCTGGCTCATGGGGTAATGGCCCAGACCGACAGGCACGACTACAAGCGGCAGGATACGACTATAATGCTATCCAAGCCCTAGTCAACCAGAAGCTAGGTATCAGCACAGCGCCTAATCGTAAATCAAATGACACGATTGCAAACGAAGTCATCGCAGGTCTATGGGGCAACGGTCCTGACCGTCAACGCCGACTAGCGGCTGCTGGATACGACTACAATACTATCCAAGCTATTGTAAATAGAAAACTAAGTTAAGAAAAAAGAGGCCAACAACATGCTTTATACTAAACTGTTTTGGAAAGACGCTATAGAGCGAGCTATCAAGACAATAGCACAAACACTTGTTACTTTGTTCTTTACAAGTGACGCAGTATTTAATATACTGACAGTAGACTGGCAACAAGCTCTTGGCGTAGCAGCCGGAGCTGGTTTCCTATCTATCCTGATGAGCATTGGTTCTGCTGCTAAAAGTGGCACAGATACCGCATCGCTTGTTGTGGATACAAAAGAACTACCTGAAGTACAACTTAGGTAGCGATGGAAGCGTCTCGTGATAATCCAAACGAGGCGCTAACCCCATATTATGACGGGGACGAGATTAGATACGTCCCTGTCATAGAATATTATGTTTTAGTATCCCACCCCGAACTGACCCTTGCGAGATTAGCCTTAAAGGAAACGCTAGAGGAGGGCGAAGATGACGGGTGAGGGTGAACCAAAAATAAACTTAAACATGAACGGTGAAACTGTAGAGGCTCGCCGTGATAATACGACTCTATATACATTTCTAGGACACATGGCAATTTATAACCATGTATTCATAGTTACAGACGAAGAACAGCCATCTGGTTTCTATTTATTTAATGACCACCCAGTTTATCCAGAGATGGCGGACTTTCTAGCTAGAAATGATTATCCTATGCACCTCAATATGAGCGAAGTCGCAGAGTGCGACACAAACGCATACGATAGACACATAGATAGTCTATGCCACGATATAGGTGACACAATCCCTGAGTCGTGGAATGATTGATAGGCATCACCCAATACATACGCGAGCACATTGGACATCAAGTAGGGACGCAGAAACCTTACGAGAAAAATATCTCTATCCAGTTGATAGACAAGTCCATGAGCTTATACACCGAGAGTGCGCTCCAGTGCCATTACTCGGTTTTCACGCTGTCAGACACGTTCTAGGGTCAGTATATCCTAGGGGCAACCCGCAACGGGACTTAGACCAACTTAGTCTGGCGATTGAGAGAGCAGGGAAACACCCACGAGCTCACCCATTAGAAGCGAAATTAGGTGCTTTAGCAATAGAGGCTATACAGGCACAAATCCCATATCTTATCGACAATAATATAACAATAATTGACTTAGCTAAAAAAGGAGCTTAGGTGTTTACTATTTATTCAACAACTACTTGCGCATATTGCCAAATGGTAAAAAAGTTCTTCACGCTTAAAGGCGTAGATTACAAAGAAATCAACTTGGACGAATCACCCGAACTACGGCAACACGCCCTAGACATCAGTGGCATGACTTCTGTGCCAGTTGTTACAAAGACAGAAAATGGCTCTGAATCATTAGTTTGTGTGGGCTGGAACCCAAGTTTGCTAATGAAAGCTATTTAATATATAGCCCTAGACAGTTTCTAAGCACGAAAATAGCCACTCTACATACTGAGTGGCATATTTTATTGTCTGGTTTTCTAAAGTCGCTTAGAAACGCTTAGAAGCGGTCTAGGCTTTTCCGTAAATATATACGAACGCAGATTCTGGAGCATCTCGCTCGCCAATTACGTTCCAACCAGCGGCACCATTCATTTCTGATAAGTGAATTGTGTTACCATTTACTGATTCGACATAGACAACGTGGCCAGCACTGCCCTCGAAACTAACGCCAATAGCTCCAGGTTGAGCTTCTGAGCCTACATTATAACCAGCAGCCTGAGCAGACGCATACCACTGATTAGCATTTCCCCAGTATCCACCAATGTCAGGACGACGGTTCTTCACATACCATGTGCAGTAACCATATCCATAAGCATTAGGGCCACCAGAGCTTACATTCCCAGAAGCGGCATAGCTAGTAGTTTGATGGACTCCTCCACCGATACCGCTACCATAAGATTTTAGAATTGAAACTTGCTTAGTAAGTTGTTCAATCTTTTCTTCAAGCTCACCTTGTTTTTGTTTCTGAGCTTCAATTGTTCTATCTTTTTCCTCAATTGCTTTTTGCTTTTCACTGACATCATTTTGCAACTCCTTGACATCGGCTTGTGTTTTCTTTAAGCTCTCTTGATTCTGTTCGATAACTTTTTGCGACTCTATTTGTCTACGCTGTAATTCATTTTGTTCTCTAACTCCCAACACTAGTGCGGCAGAGAGAGCCAAGATAATAAAAATGCCAACTCCAAGTAGAAGCCGACGCTGATTTTTTTTCTTACTGATTGTTTTTTTAAGTGACCGCAGGGGTCTATACCGTTGCTTTAATTTTCGTAGTTTTACTATTGATTCTTTCATTATTTTCTCCATTGAAATGGGACGCTCCTAAGAACGCCCCTTATTTTCTAGTACCATTTATTTGCTGTCCAGAAGGCATACGCTTGTGCGTATCCACCGTAGCGTCCAGTGACGTATTCATATTGCCACTTTAGATTGGCTACGGGGTCTGTCCAGTGTCCATATTTACTTTGCTTACCGCAAGGTAGCGATTGCGCTAGTCCACAAGCCGACGAAGGGCTTGCCGAACAATCTGATTGGCTTGGGTTATATGCACAAGGGTCCCAACCAGACTCCTTTCCAACTATATAATCAACATACTGCCATTCGGATTGCGGTATACCAGCAGATGTCATCCATTGTTCTTTTGTACCACCTCTATTGGTATAGCCACTAGAAGCAGAAGCAGTCTGTGTATTCGTGACTTTATTTAATGCTTCTTCCGAGGCTTTAGCAATAGCTTCATCTTCTCGTTTCTTGGCTTCTGCTTTAGCTTGTAGCTCCGCTTCTGCCTTTCGTTTCTTTTCTTCTAGCCGTTGCCTCTCGGTTTGTAGCTCTTTCAACTGTTCGTCTGATAGTGCGTCTGCCTTATCAAGTTTGTCGTTCAGTTGATTATACTCAAGATTTAGCTCTTTCAATTTTATTGACTTGCTTTTTAGTTCAATGTCTCTAAATTGTAGCTTGTTATCTATCTTAACTAAATTGTTTACTCCTAATGCCGTGAATCCTATTAGTAGAATTGAGCTTAGGATAATTGGTAGTGACTTCATAGTCTAGCCCCTAGCTGTCGTATTCTGGCAGCACTAGTTCTGGACTATTTATCTCCTTGCTTAATAAATTGCTTGATTAATTTGATTACCGCCCATAGCACCATTGGCACTAGCATAATACGGTGAATCGGGTCGTCTGTGCCTTGCACTATTACCCATGAGCTGTACGCAATGCTTACGATTACGAACAGGGTCAATATACCCATTATACCATGCTTGACTCCGTCCCAACGAGATTCCGTTGCTTTTGGAGTGGTATTCTTAGCTTTACTTTTAGTGTTATTTGTTGTTGTTGTGGTGTTGTCCTTCGACATTTTTTTATCCTTTCGTAATTTTTTATTACAATATTCATTATAAATGAAAAGACGCAAAATGTCAAGGCTTTTTACGAATAGAGTCCAATATTCTACTAATTTCCGCTTAGAAAATAGATAACATCTATTGTAAGTTTGCCATAATTTATCAGTAAGTCTATCGAGACTAGCAACAAAACGACCCCGCCAACTATTTGCGTAAGCGATATTAGCTTTTTCAGAGTCCTTATTACGTTCGGCTGTTTCGTATTGTAGATTGTTGTCGCTTGAAGCATATAAGCTCTCATCTTTCCCTAGTTTAATAGTCTTATTCCTTTTACTCATATTTTAATTATAAATGATAATTAAATAAGCACAAGCCTTTTTATTTCTAAGAACCATTATATAACTTTTCTACCTTGTCTGGGTCTATTCTATAACCGTCTGCTGTCTCGGTAACGCCTGGAGCCATCTCTTTTTCTCCAGCTATATAACCGCATAGACACTTGTGTTGATAATAAAGTATATAATTACCCGTCTTGTCGGCTAGCAACGCTCTAGGCACTCTTGTATTAGGTCCAAACATAGGACAATTATGAAAGTATACTGGATTAGTTTCTAGAAATTCGCTCATGTTGTGAACCTCATAGCTTGTATCTCAAGCTCATTTTCTTGCTGGACACGAGTTTCTAGCTTACGAGCGGCAATAAATATATTGCGCCAGTATTCGTGTTCTGCCTTAGCCTGTTTTAATTCGCTTACACAAGCCACTTCTGCGTCCATAGCCTTAATAACGCTTGGCTGGATTAAAGCCCAGCATTCGCGGTCTGTAGCGTTAGTAAGCCTATCTTCTCCGCTTAGTTTCCTAGCTTCAAGAATCTTGCGGGCTTTTTCTCGCTTAAACTCTTGGTGCAATTGAAATCGCTCTTGCTCTAGTCGATATACCCTTTGTTCACTTAATTTAATAGCACTCGGACCCATTGATACAACTTTACCGATTGCTTCTGCGTCTAATATAGAAGCTCTGTCGTATTGTTCTTTGGTAACAATTTCACTATCAAATTTTAATACTATTTCGCTCTCTGAATCGCTCATCTGCTTAACAGCTCCTCGAATCGTCTCATGGCCGCTTCGTTTCTTTTGATTAGTTTTATAAAGATTGCGTCCTCTGGTGGGAGGTCTGGATTATAAAGTATCAAGTATCCCCATTGTCGCTCTGTAACAAATAGTCCCCACTGTATTTGAGCGATAATCTGTATCTCAGGCTTTTTCTGATTTTCATAGTGTCGCTCTTCATTAAATGCTTTACATTCTGCAATGCCATCTGTGCCGATAAGACCGTCTGGGCTAAATCCCGCTCTAGGGTATTTAGTATTCGTGATAAAGCCCATATCGGTTATAACGACTTCTTTAATAGCAGAAGTGATTGCTATTGCTTCTGGCTCTAGCCTATGCCCTCGGCGTGTAGACCTAGTGCCTTTGAATGGTGCGGCATTTCTTTTAGCGTCTAATATGTCGTCTACGCTCTTACCTTTTAATAGCTTATAAGCGTCTGTTCCAGTGATAAAGTCGTTCCTTAATGCTAACCACTCTGGGGTTCCTTGGATTATACTATCATGGAATACTACCGACATTTTTATTTAGCGACTATTTTTTATTTGCTTTAACAATGCTATCTTGGACGCTCTGTGGTGTTGATAGCTCGCTTTCGTTATTTTCTGTGTCAATGCCCATATCAGCTTCGGCTTCCATCTCTGCGATGTCTTCCCAGTTTTCTAGGTTATTGTCTGGCTTCGCCCATGTAGGCCACTGTGCAATATTATTGCGGTTGAACTTACGAGGGTCTAGGTAGTAAAGGTATCGTCCAATACCAAACTTAGCAGCCGCCCTTTTAAGAGAATCTGATACAGCACCCTTAACTGGTTCAATCTTAGTATAACTTGCACCGTCCGACTTAGTAATCCACTCATCACCAATCTTTACAGACAAGCGACAAATCATGCCCTGTCCTTCAATGTGGACATATTCGTCTTTCCAGTTAGCAATACCAACGACATCATCTAGTCGCTTCATAATAATACGAGCGTCCACATAGGCTAAATCATTAGGCGACTTGCCACCTTTATTTGTCCACTTGATTTTCTGTGGGTCAAATGGGTTCCACAATGCGTTGTAGAGTGCTTTGTGTGAATCTTTGTTTACTTTAGCCATTGTTATTTAGCTCCTTTGATTAATACATGCTGACTTTTATTAACTTCAACTCCAGCAGGAAGAACTCCAGTAAGTGTGTAGTCTTCTTTAATTGCCTTAGTGTCTACAACAACGACAGTCTTTTCTTCCTTATATTCATCAGGGACTTTCATTTCGTCCGTAACTTTGTAGGTTTCACGAGTAACAAGCGTAATAGAACCCCAGTCGCCCTTGAGCTTAGGAATATCGTGCTTAATCATTTCGTTCTTGACAGCTTCTCGGAAAAGAGTGTCTTGAGTGGCAATTTTATTTTTTAGTGTAAGATATTTCTTGAATTGCGTGTTCTGCTCTAGCTCTTTTTCCATAACTAGGAGCTGAGCTTGCTTGTGATGTAAATCGGCAGCTTCCTTCTCTAGTTGCTCTTTGAGCGCCTTCTTATCTTCTTTGGTCTTTGTCATTTATCCCTCCGTTCCTTTATGTATTTATTATAAAGGACTATTGTAATAAGTACAAGAGGATTATCCCCAACAATCGTTGTTGATTTCGGGCAAACTGTCCTCGTCCAAACCAGTGCAGTCCACATTATCGCAGACTACACTGTCAATTCCACCACAACCGCACTCTATATAACCACTAGGGCCTGCCACCTTACAACAGGCTTTTTCTATGGTAGTGCTGTTATGGTCACAAATAAATCTCTCATCTTCAAGGTGATATGTCGATATATCCTGAGTTGCTTCTATATTCTTGCCCATATCACCTCCTTTGTTAGCTTGACGCTAATTGCTCATCTGTTAAAATTTCTTTTTCCATTTCTCGTATGACCACTGGACGAATGCCCGTATTCATACTAGCTACTCTAGCTTGGGATTGTGCCACTAGCTTTTCAAATAGCTTATGGTTACGAGACTGCGCTAACGATGCTCCACCCTCAACCATACTTATGCTAACTGGAGCGTGTGCTGACGCTGGCATCATTGCCGGGTGCCCTAGCAAGCTCTTGTCTTTTAGTAAATATTCTGCGTAAGTTTGACTACCCTCCATACCCTTTTTCTACCTTCTAATCCAGCTCTGCCAGATTGCTTTAGATGATGTAAAATGTGTAACCAACTCGTGTCGTTCGTATTGATGAATCATCATATCAATCATACCACGATTTTCAAGTCCGTCTAGATTTTTTTCTATTGATTTTTCTAGTGGGCTCTTAATGCCGACCAGACGCATTGCCATTAGCTTGTAACGGTACATACAAATTCCTCCTTTTCATTTCGTTATTGTGTTCCCGTATTGTGATGGCGTCCCTGATTATTTCTTGGACGTCAGGTTTGCGTGTGTGGCTTAATGCTACTTTCAACTCTTTCACTGTACATATGCTTTGCAAATAGGTGCTGCCGTCCTGTTCTTCTGCGACCAGCTCTTTTGCTTTGCGTATTTTTTGTGCGGTTGTCATTGCTTTTATCCTTTCGCTTCCTTTCACATTTTCATTATAAATTGAAATAAGAAATTACACAAGTATTTTTCTTATGCTTTTTGACAATTCTGTGGAAAACTACAAAATATAATAAAGTGCTTGACATTATATATATACTTATTTATAATAGAAACAAGGAACGTGAGGAATGGTGTACTCGATTTTTATCCTTTCGTGAATCTCTTAGTACTCACGTTCCACTAAGATATGATATAATAAAGATATAGTTATGAGAAATGTAATGATAACAGGAACCAAACGGGCGACAGGCGTAGAAAAGCGCACAGAGATTAAGATTGCCCGAAAAACGAACCTTTACATTACAGACAACTCATAGCAAATTGATACTACCTATATTTTAATAGAGGCAATTTGCCTCTTATTTTTATAATATGGGTAGGAAGCTAGTAGGTACAGCACTCGCCTTTTAAGCGAACGAGCGTGGGTTCAATTCCCACCCTGCCCACCAAAATACCCTTTGTTGTATAATAATGATATGAGCAGTAATACACAACAAAGAAAAATACAGCAACTTAAAATGAATCCATCGACAGCAAGCCAGAAGTTAGTTAAAGACATCCTTTATTCTTTTGTAATAAAACTTGGTCTTAATAATTGTTTCCAATGTGGGGACAAAATGACCAGACAGGACTTTTCAATTGAACATAAGATTCCCTGGCTGGACTCAAGTGACCCAGTAAATCTATTTTTTGACTTAGAAAATATATCATTTAGCCATCATTCATGTAATGTAAAGGCTGCAAGGCGCAAAGATAGAATAATAAGGCACGGGACACTTAATGAGTACGACCACGGAAAGTGTAGATGTAATTTATGTACAGAAGTTAAAGTACAGGCAGTCTATAGGTGGAGACAAAAAGTTGGACATAGATAATGCGGGTTGGTAGAAAAAGTTATCTCGCCTCTCTCATAAGGAGGAGACACTGGGAGCGTTACCCAGACCCGCAACCATATTAGCCCGGTTAGTTTAACAGATAGAATACCTGCCTTCGAAGCAGATGATATGGGTGCAATTCCTATACTGGGTACCACATTAAAAAACGCCGCCCTAGCTCAGTTGGTTAGAGCAGTTGCTTTGTAAGCATCAGGTCTTCGGTTCGAATCCGAAGTGCGGCTCCAAATATCGTGGATTAGTGTAGCGGCTATCACTCCTGACTTCCAATCAGGCAACGTCGGTTCGATTCCGACATTCACGACCATATAGTTCTGTTGGGTGGATTCCCTGCAAGGTGTTCTAAGCCGACGCTCGAAGGTTCGATTCCTTCCAGAACTACCAAAAGTATGGGGTCGTCGTATAATGGTTTATTACCCCGGTTTTGCATACCGGAAATCAGAGTTCGATTCTCTGCGATTCCACCAAACTATACAGCGTTCTTTAACACCTGATTTATTCGTTTAGATTCTTTCCTGTCCTCGTAACTTGGACGGTTATGGCCAATGTGATAATGTTCACAATACCTACAAGAGTAGGCACGGAGTCTGCCACGCTCGGTAACGAGGTTCATTCTTTTAGCCGCTTTTCTAGCTTCTGCTTTGGACATATAAGTTCTTTTGATTTTGCAACCCCGTAATTCGAGATAGTGATTTGTAACTTGTTCTCGGTTCATATCCTCCCCCTAAATGCTTGTGTTTTTATTATAAATTAAACATAATACTAATGTCAATGGGTTCGTAGCTCAACGGTAGAGTAGCTGGCTCTTAACCAGTTCGTTGTGGGTTCAAATCCCACCGAGCCCTCCATTTGCTAAAATAGGAATAGCAGTATAAACAAAAAGGATTTCAAAAATGGAAGAAGGCCCAAAACGTCTCGTTTCAACATGGGAAGCGATTACCAAAGATAACGAAGGCGAGGCGCATACACATACTCTACATAAGTATGCAGTGGACCCAACCCCGGTTAACGAAGATACTTTTGTTTCTAGAGCGGCTCCAACTATCATTAGACCATCAAGACGAGCTAGAATTACTCGTCCAGACGAATTAACTCTTGTTTTTGGTGATGCACAGATTGGATTCAGAGGAGAGGAAGAGTTTCATGACGAACGTGCCATGAGTCTAGCTCAGTTAGCTATTAGAGAAATGATGCCAGATAGAGTCATCTTCGTTGGTGATATGATTGACCTCCCAAATATGTCAAGATTTGAACAGCGTTCTGACTGGGCTGGTTCGACCCAAAGAAGCCTGGATAGATATCATAGTTTCCTAGCACAGACAAGGGCAAACGCTCCAAATGCGGAGATTGTAGCAATCGAAGGCAATCATGAATTGCGGATGGATAAAATGATTCGCAAGGACGCCGCAGAGTTGCTTCAAATTAGAAGAGCCAATGCCGAGAAAGAGCTGGCACTTCTGACGCTCCGTTACTTGGTTAGAATGGACGAACTCGACGTAAAGAGTGTTAGTGGGTATCCAAATGCTGCGTTCTGGATAAATGATAACCTTAAAGCTGTACACGGCACTAATGTCGCAAAAGGCGGTTCTAACGCTGCTAAATATTTGCAACAAGAAACAACTGGTACACTTTATGGACATACCCACCGTGTTGAAACGGCCTATAGGACGACGCCTACTCGACAAGGTGCTCACACAATTGTGGCAAGCTCACCAGGAACACTCGCCAGGGTAACTGGTCACGTTCCAGGCTACAGGTATTCTGTAAATGAAGAAGGCCAAACTGTTCCTAGAGCCGAAGATTGGCAACAGGGAATGAATATAGTCGAGTCTTCTGGGGATAATGAAAACGTAACGCCAGTTTTGTTCAGAGATGGGAGCATGATAGTTGGTGGAAAGCATTATAGTATTGATTAATTTTCTATTATTATTTATAATGGAAATATGAACAAAGCAAAAAACGTAATCCTACTAGCAAAAGAAAAAGGCTACTCATGCGATAAAAAAGGTAACGCGATAGGACCAAAAGGGAACATCTTGGTATCTCCAACAAAAGAAGCTAGAAATGGCAGACAAGGTTTCACCATTCGGACAGACTTATTAACTGGAAAGCGTAGCACGTCAGTCATTCCTTTACATAGATGGATTGCGTTCTGTAAGTTTGGAAATATGATATTCGATGAGGCTCTAGTCGTTAGGCATCTAGATGGCAATGTTAGAAATAACTCCTGGAATAATTTAGACTTAGGAAGCCAATCAGATAATATGATGGATAGGCCTGAGGCAGCTAGGATATTACACGCAAAAAGAGCTGCGTCGTTCGTTAGAAAGTTTACTGACCAAGAAGAATTAGAAATACGCAAACACCACTCTGAAGTCAGAAGCTATAAGAACACTATGGAAAAGTTCGGAATTGGCAATAAGGCAACACTCCATTATATATTAAAGAAAAGCACCGCCCGCTCGTCTATCGGTTAGGACACCAGGTTTTCAACCTGGCAAGCGGGGTTCAACTCCCCGGCGGGTGACCAAGTAGTATAATAGAAGTATGAGCAATCATAAGCGAAAAACAAATTACCAAGCTAGTCGCTCATATGGGTTATGCAAACCACATAAACGAGTCGGCAATAGTAAAGAGCGAGTGAAGCCACAGTATAGGCTCATTAAAAAAGAACTCAGCAAACTCTTGACTCAATAAATAAGGCTTGATATAGTAATAGAGTAGCATGGTCGCTACGCAAGCTGTACGATTCTACCTCGCAGGGAATTGTGCCAGGGTGTATAAAGATAGACCTCATAACAGGGGTCTATTTTTAATTTATCTAAAAAGTATTGATTTCTGAAACTAAGGTGTGTTATAATAATATTATGAAGTTAGTTCAGCAACATCTAAATTGTAATCTCTGGTCATTGAGCCCGGATTATATTCTAGTTGGTGCTTAAACTTCACACAAGTTTTTAGAAAAAAGTAGACGCAGTTCTACCCAAAAAGCACCAACGAGAAATCGGAGGTGCTTTTCTTTAATAAACGTACATTAAAATATGGGGATAACATAGACTTTGACAGCATAGCTGGACGGGGAGGGCAGTGCTCCCCTATCTCCACCAAAAATGAATATACCCATTTCGCTATAATTATATATATGGATGAAATAAAAATATGTATAAATTGTAATAGAAAGTTTAAGCCAAGTAGTAAGCACAAAGCTTGTCCTGCTTGCCGTTCAAAAGCTAGATATAATGAATGTTCTTGCAACAATAAGAAGCATTGGAAAGCAAGAGTTTGTAAAAATTGTCAGGGTCTAGAACAATCTGGGATGAATAATCCAAAGTGGTCTGGTGGCAAATACGAACATAGCGGATATATTAATGTTTATGTTGGTAACGGTAAGTACGTTCGTGAGCATAGACTTATTATGGAAAAGCACCTGGGCAGAAAATTGCTAAAAGACGAAAACGTACATCATATAAACGGTATTCGTAATGACAATAGAATAGAAAATCTAGAGTTATGGTGTAAACCACAGCCAACGGGCGTTCGAGCAAGACAAGTTTATGAATGGGCAAAAGAAATCGTAGCAAGATATGAAGGTATAGATATATAGGAGATTGGTGTAATGGCAACATTGGGGACTCCAAATCCTTAGCTGGCAGTTCGATTCTGTCATCTCCTGCCATATTAACAGAGTGAAGTGTTGATGGTTGCATACTCGCCTTGGACGCGAGAGGTCGTGGGTTCGAAACCCGCCGCTCTGACCATATCAGGGGTTCCGTATAACGTGAATACGACGGGTGGCCAAGTAATATAGTCCCGAAATGCTGGTTCAACTCCAGCACTCCTGACCAAAAAAGAGTATTGTACTTTAATAGATTATTATTTATAATAAAAAGGCGGCAACGTTACTGACTTGTAGGTTAGAATATTCACCTGTAATTCTGGTGTAAGACGGAACAGATTGTGGGCACTAAATGCAGAAGCGTCGCAAACCCACTTATAAAGAAAGGCAGTATGTCAATTCCAAATACAAAATGCTGTGTATGTAGTAAGCCAATTCATCGCTCACCTTCAGACTTGAAACGAAGTAAAAGCGGTAACGTGTTTTGTAGTCACTCATGTTCAGCTAAAATAAGTAACACGAAACGAACTGGCATGAAACACCCATCGTGGGACAAGTACTTTAAAAACTATAGACATAGAGCTTTCACTACTTATGGCGTGAAGTGTGCGAGTGTTTTATGCCCACTAGAGAAAGCTGGTATTTATTTACCTAAAGATATGTATGACGTTGACCACATAGATTCAAATAGGTTAAATAACGAAATAAACAATCTCCAGGTTCTTTGTGTATATTGTCACGCCTTAAAAACTAGAAAAATAGATATGGTCTTGTAGCTCAGTCTGGTAGAGCTCTACGTTGAAGCCGTAGGTATGCCCTGGTTCAAATCCAGGCGAGACCACCATATAAGCCGATTTAATTCGCTAAAGTAGACGAGCTGGTCTGTAAAACCAGTCCTTCGGGTCGAGTGGGTGCGATTCCCTCAATCGGTACCATAAAAGATATGCGGCGTTGGCCGAGTGGTTAGGCTCTGGACTGCAAATCCAGCTATATCGGTTCGATTCCGTTACGTCGCTCACTTATCAGGATATGCCCAATATTATATAATAGTAATAGGGCATATTATGGTAGATGATAAACAAAAATATTACCTCATTTACGCTATTATAAATGAGATAAACAATAAAATATACATAGGTTGCCATGTAACATCTAATTTAGAAGATGGATATATGGGTTCAGGAAAACTAATAAAACTAGCCATAGCAAAGTATGGCTTGGAGAACTTTAACAAAGAAATCCTAATACATTGTGACAATATAGAGGAAATGTTTATCCTTGAAAAGAATATTATCGAGCAACTAAAGCCTGAATATAATATACACGAAGGCGGCAAGGGTGGGTGGCAAAATATCAACGCTGCTCAACAAGATAATGAGTTTAGGAGGCTAGGTGGCTCAGCTACTAAGGGTTTACGCAAAGAGACTTCGCAGATGAATAGTCCTGAAGCTAAAGTTAGAGCAGTAGCCACTCTAAGGGAAGGCTACAAGACAGGAAGAATCAAGCCTTCATTTAGCGGTAGAACTCACAGCCTTGAAACTAGGCAAAAAATGTCGAATGCAAAAAAGGGCTTTGTGCCATGGAATAAAGGTACTGCTGTTTGGAATTTGCCAAAACCTTGTGTAGTTTGTAGTGTCGAGACTAAAGTTGGCATTTGCAGGAGTTGTTCACAAAAAAGAGCCGCAAGGCTTAGAAATAAAATATATGTACCTGTGGCGAAATGGTAAACGCGCAAGCCTCAAGAGCTTGTTCCGAAAGGTATCTTGGTTCGAGTCCAAGTAGACGTACCACAGCACATTTACAAACATAGGCAGTATTATATAATAAGTATATATGCCTTATAAAACAAAAGAAGAAAGAGCCAAGCGTGACTCTGCTAGACGAGCAGAAAACGTAAGGTTTATTAGACAATATAAACTAGAAAAAGGTTGTGCTGACTGCGGGTATAAAGAACATCATGCAGGATTACAGTTCGACCATATGCCAGGGTTAGTAAAGCTGTATAATATAGCGGCATTACTTGGCAGAAACAAGAAAACTATAATGTCTGAAATAAATAAATGTGAAGTAGTCTGCTCAACTTGCCATTCAATAAGAACATTTGAGCGTAGACAACAAGGCAATACTAAAGATATAATATAAAATATGGACTAGTAGTGTAATGGTTAACACGCCACCCTGTCACGGTGGTAGTGCGAGTTCGATTCTCGTCTAGTCCGCCAAATAGTAATCCTCTGTAGTGTAGTGGTAACACACCTGGCTGTTAACCAGGCGTCACAGGTTCAAGTCCTGTCGGAGGAGCCAAGTAATCGGGAGTCGTCTAATCGGTAGGACTCAGCCCTTTGAAGGCTGCTATCTAGGTTCGAATCCTAGCACCCGAACCATGTGGAAGATTAACTAGAAAGGCTCTAGGCTTCCCTGCTAAGGAATGCGTGTCCGAAAGGGCATATGGTTCGACTCCGTAGTCTTCCGCCAAGTTAGACATTAAAAAACCGCCCCGATTGGAGCGGTCTTTATTTTATTATCGACTATTTTTTCTTGTCAATTTTTTTCAATAGTGCAAGCATTTCTTTTTGTTCTGCGTCTGTGAACTCGTGCTTATTATCAATGACACCGCTGATGATACGTCCAATGAATAGCGGTAGCACAAACAATACCATAAAGTGCGCCCATACAACTGTTAGTATCTGTCCTGCTGTTGTCTGTGGGTAAATATCACCGTAGCCAATTGTAAGCCCTGTGACAAATGTCCACCAGAAAGCGTCTACGATAGGCTGGTGCTCAAACCAGGCGAATAGTAGTGCTACAATGACTGCTGCTCCTAAATATATCGCTAGAAGCTCTTTTAATGAGTCTGTACCGTTCTTAATCTTGTCGAGCCACTTATTACTGGTCTGCATTTCGTTTGAACTCCACTTTAGGGTTTACACGTTCCTGAGAGCTTGCTTCAAATAATTTAGCTTGGTCGAAGTTAAATAGTCCAGCAAAAATGTTCTTCGGGAATGAGCTGATATTGTTATTGTAATTTGTAACTGTGTCGTTATAATCGTTTCGCTTGTCACGAATTGTATTGTTCGTTCCTTGCAGCTCTTGGATTAAACGAGTAACTTGGTCGTTGCTTCGTAGCTCTGGATATGCTTCTTGTAGACGAGGCAAGAGCGCAATCTGTGTATCAATGGTATTGTTGGCTTCTGCTTGCTTTTCAGGGTCGCTAGTGCTTCCGCCTACTTTTCGTGCTTCTGCAATCTTACCAAATACATCTGACTCTTGAGCCTGTGAACCTTCAACTGACGCAACGATATTGTCAATCAAGTCATATCGACGAGTGAGCTCTGTGTCAATCTTTGCACGACTATTATTAACTGCGTTGCGAGCTGTAACTAGGCTGTTATAATTAGCACCTAGCCAAAGACCTATTAGCAGAAATACTCCGAGGATAATTCCTGTTTTAATTGCTTTATTATTTGGTTTCATATTTTTACTCCTTATTTTGCTTAAACTATTTACTGGATAATTTGAATGTGATATTCCTAAGCAGTTAAATCTTATCGGAACTATACCATTTACTGGGTCGCCTAAGACTTTTGCTTTATGTCCACCACACGCACTTCCATACTTTGGACAAGAGTCTATTATAACCTTGTCGCCAGCTTTTATTTCACTAGTAGGCATACGACGGCTTACCTGATGTGAACTTCGTAATTAAATACATTACAAGCACTATTGCGCCTATTCCTAATAGTATCAAAATAAACCAGTTTAGAACAGCTAGTCCATCAGCCCCTTCCGGTTCGGGCTTCGCTACAACTTCCTTACCGTCTGGCTGGACAATTGTAGCTGAATCATTTGCTGGTGAGTTTTGGCTAAATAGATATATCCAAGGAAGATAATCTAATGCCGAGTGTTGCGGATAGTAGACAACTGAACCTGCTGGGGCACTATATCCATTAGAAAATCTTGGCGTGTATCCATCGACACCAGTGATTCCTGCTTGGCTCGTATATTTTCCGTTAGACGGCTTTTTTGTGCTAGTCGTTATAGACTTGTCGCCAACAGTAACTTTAGAGCCTGGCTTTATCTTGCTGCTCGATGTGTTTCGGCTAGTGCTACTAGGCTTGCTTGGCTTAGTGGGGGTGCTTGAACGAGAAGTCGAGCGCGACGAGGTCGAGCTCCTACTCGAATAAGATGACCGAGAAGAACTGACCCCTCCACGTCCTCCACCGCCCTTAGCAAATACAGTAGCAGGTGCTAATGCAATTGTCAAGGCCATTATGGTTAATATTATTTTTCTAGCCATTAAATATCCCTTCGTTGATATTATATTACCTGCTTTTATTTTAATTAAGAAAAATGCTTGTGTCAATAATTGTTTGTGCTATAATAGTAATAGACGCAATCACAAACTACATGGATTCAGCTAAAAGATTCGTCGCTCGATTAGCTGGTGTAATGCAACCACAGACGGTTCTAGTTAATGGCTAGAACTAAATAGACCCAATAAGGGTCTATTTTTTTGCAAACATACCAATATTATATAATTAGTATATGGACATAATGAAAATATATTTCATAGTATATAAAATTACTAACACAATAAATAACGAGAGTTATATAGGCTGTCATAAAACAAAGAACCTAGACGATGGATATATGGGCTCTGGTAAACGAATTAAGGCTGCAATTAAAGAGTTTGGTAGACATAATTTTGACAAGCAAGTGTTATTTATGTGTACAGATTCAAAAGAAATGCTCAAAAAAGAAGTAGAATTGATTGCCCATTTTAAGCCAGAGTATAATATACATAAAGGCGGTCAAGGGGGTTGGGAACTAGTCAATAAGTCGGGTAGAAATAATCACCCGTGGACAGCCGAAGCTCGACAAAAGATGAGAGAAATTCGCTTAGGTAGTAAAGCTTCACCAGAGAGATTGTATAAAATGCGTATTTCACAAACAGGAAAAAGACTCACGCCTGAGACTAAAAAGAAAATGAGTGAAGTTAGAAAAGGCAGAAAAATGTCAGAAGAAGTACGCCTCAAGATAAGTACATCTATGAAGAAAGCATATGCCGAAAATAGACGCTAGAAATTTCGACACAAGAACCCAATACGGGGACTTGATAAATTAAGTCTTTTATAGTTTTTTTTATTTGGTATAATAAGGTTAGCGTTCAATCGCATTTTATACATACATCACCGCCAAGTTAAGTTAAGTTAAGGAAAATGTATGATTGAAATAAAGACGCATGGTATCGACCCTGCGAAAATAAACCGCTATTACTTCCCCGCTAATACAAGGCAGTTTGAGGACTTAGTTGGAAAAATGTTGACTCAAATAGAAGCAATGAATCTACGAGAGTCTGTAGAAAAAGCGAACAAAGACATCGTTCGTCAAATATTATGGAGCTGGTGGGGTGGCGTTCAAGAGAACTCTATGACAAGCTCTGGACTATGTATCGGTCCGATAGTAGCTCCAAATGATACAGGTGTAGTTAGTGACATGCCTTATGTTTGGCTAACTAAAGACGGCAAGCTAAAAAATTACGGCAGCGACGGCTCAGAATAAAAACACCTTGGCGGTGTTGCGTATATAAAATCAGTATAGTATAATAAGAGTAGGCTGTATGACATACTGCTAACCATCTATACTAGATAGTTACTTGTAGCTGGAGATAATTTCATTAAAGCGTATTCAAGAACTCAAGGGCGTACACTTGCACGAGTCATACTGCTAGATAGCATAGCATGTACGCCCTTTCATGTTTCTAGCGGCCTCACTAGCCCTAGGAGCTATATGCGTCGTTTTCTATCATCTAACGTCAGGAGGTTGAGTGTAATGAATCCACAAGAAGCAAAAGATTATTTACAGAGTAATCTATCCGACATGATTGTTGAGGTAGAAGAAAATTACTCAAACCAACACGCAAAAAATGCGACCCGTTATATTTTTACAAAAGGCGAGACAAAGACGAATATCATGTTTAAGCAAGGAATGAAATTGGACGCAGAACTTCTAGGTAGCGTAATTGAAGCTATCCGAAAGAAGTTCTCGTCAGTTAAGTCCACTGAACAGATTAGAAAAGCAAAGGAAGAAGTCGAAGCATTAGCTCCACCAGCAACTCCTATTGACTTACCGCCAGCTCCGGCACCAGCACAGTCTGGCGATGTGAGCTATGCGTTTTATCTAGCCGCAAAGCACGTTGTCGAAACGTATGAGAGGGAACATCCTATGACATAGGGTACGACATAATCGTATTCAGAATAGGAGCGAGATGGCTCGGCTTAAACGAGACAACTCTAGCTGGCGAGCACATGGTCTTTATAAAAAATACCAGCAACCAGCAGTAAAAGAACCAAGCACCGCTAGACGGAGCAAAAAAGATACTAATAAATGGTGCCGTGGTAAAGTGGGAAACCCTCACGACTGGCACAGGTATCAGCGAAAGCGATATAACTGGGACTTAGATAAATACGTTTCACCATATATTGAAATCAAATGTATGGAATGTCGCAAAGAAAAATACATCAAAACAGCTAAGTCAGCAGACTATACCTTACATCTCTGGATTGACGAGGCAGACGATAAATATACGCCAATTCAGGTAAAGGTAAACGGAAAAGTAGTACCAATCAAAGAATACCAGTATCATAAAGATGAATACTGGTGCTACCAATGTAGAGCTTGGCATTAACCATACTTACAAGGGAGTCTTACATTCAGACTCCCTTTTATGGTGTCACGGCTCAATTGGCTTAGAGCACGTTCAGTGATTAGCCACTGACAATATCGGGACGGTCTTCCATCGGAGTGCGTTCTTCGGCGGCGAGCTTTTCATAGTTCCAGCCTTTACAGCCACCGTATTTAGGATTACACCACCACTGACGAACCATACCGTTGACACGAGGCGACTCGCCACGAGACTGTAGGGTTCCAGACTTACCACAATGAGCACAGACTCCTTGTTGCTGTAGATAGACACCCATGTTCGGGTGATTTTTGATAAATGGACGCTCAATATCATATAGGTCTGCGGTTGCTCGAATATCTTGGTCGTTATAAAGACCCATGAGCTTCCAAGATTTCTTATCTTGTTTCATCAGACAGTCATACCACAAGTCGCCAACACGGACATCTGTTTTACCAGCGAAGCCTAATTCCTTAGCAATATCATCTAGACGATTAGAGGCAAATCGGAATGAGCCTTTTGCTCCGCTAAATGTGTCCACCGTCTTATACGGCGAGACAGGGCCTAGCTTGTGTTTAGCAAAATACATATTTGCCATTTTGTCGTCGAACTTTCGGCTATTGTGTCCGATTACAATTTCTGCTTCACTTAGAAGCTCGTGTAATTTCTTTGTTATTTCATAGTCGTCGAATGGGTCAGCCTTGTATCGCAGTTTGTAGTCTGGCAGTTTAGCATTATGGACACGGAGTTTTCCCTTTTTATCCACATCACCGACCCACGCCCACGAGATACTCATAAGGACTTGATACCGCTCGATTTCCAAGATTCTTGTTTTCCACGTTGGCGGGTAAAACCAGCCTAACGCAGGGCTAACCTCTATATCATAGATTAGCGATTTTACTTTTCTACCTTGCACGTTATACCTTCCATAAGCATTTTATCTTGACCTGATTATACTATAGCAATATGGCTGAGTCAAGGATTTTAATTATAAATCTTGAATGTGCTTATTTTTTCAAATATAATTAGTATTAAGTCGAGGGTAGATACGACTTAGAATAGGGTGTGAAAGACAAATGAAAACAGCAATAATTAAAACTGACTTCTGGGAAGAGGATAGAATCTTCGTTCTACTACCAGACGCACGATATTTTTATCTGTGCTTATTGACTAATCCAAAACGTGGAACATTGCCAGCTTTCAAGTGTAGCGACAGATTAATGTCAGCATATACAGGCTATAATTACGACACGATTAAGTTATGCAAAGCACACTTGACAAAAGCGAAACTGATAACTATTCTAGGTGAATACTACATTATCAACGATGACGATTATGTTACGCCAACGAAAGGCAAACTTACTCAACAGTTGAGAGAAAAAGAACTTGCTTCACTACCGTTAGAAGTTAAGAATTTCCTCCTGAGCCGCTCCGGAGCCGTTCAGGAATATAATAATAATAACAATAATAAAGATAATAATAGTGATAAAGTTATTACTAAAAATACAGATAAAGTAGTAAAATATACGCCGAAAGATGTCGAGCTTACAAACTTGCTACACACACTAATGCAAGAGAACTCGCCTAATCGTCCAGTAAGAACTCCAAAGGACAGCGACTATGAGGACATCAATAAGATGTTCAGGATAGACAAAATCCCATATGAGGGAATCGAGTCGGTTATCAGGTGGTGTCAGCAAGATAGTTTCTGGCAAAGCAACATCCGTTCGACTGGAACGCTAAGGCGACAGTATGACAAACTTGAAATGCAAGCCAGAAGATTTTATAATGATAACCAAAGGAACCGAACCGTAGAATTATGAGCGAGCTAGCACTCCAGACATATGTTGTTATATGCAGACAAACAGGTGTCTACTATATCGACAAACAGAAAGCCAACAAACTAGAGGAGTTTATCAACTCTAATAATCCGCCCAAGTCCGTAAAGATTGCTCCAGACGCAACGGTTATGCTATCAGATATTGTCGGCATAGTTAGCGCACAAAGATACGACGAAATTAAGCGAGAGCGAAAAGGCCAATGGAAATGCAGTCAAGGCACTTGGCACAATAAAGACGAGGTCTGTAAATGCAACTGGGGCGCAACCAGAAAAGCTATTGACCCACCCGAAGAACCAGAGATGAAAGTCAGTCCAGAGGAAGCTGAAAAGAATAAAATAATTCTAGCATTAATCAGGGCTAAGAAAGTTTCATTCAGGGACATGAAGTCCTTAAAAAGCAAAAGCATAGACGAACTCCAAAAGCTCTAAATCTGTATAATAAGAAATAGACATTTTAAGAAAAGGGAGCTCTATGGCATCACTACAAGACACACAAGAAAAGACACTATCTCAAGCTAATTCTATCCTAGATAAGCCTAATATGACACTAGAAGAAAAGCTAGAAGCTATCAATAAAGCTATGATGGAAAACGCTACAGAGTTCAATCGCTCTAACCCGTCAGCGGCTCCTATCGACCCAATGGACGCATTACATTGCGAAGGCTGTCAGTAGCTTAGTAAAAATCCTATGGCTCAAAAGTCAAAGAAAACTCTTAAAAAAGAGGCGTGGTCAGCGTTCTCGGCTTTTATCCGCACAAGAGACTGCCTAAGATTTAGCGGTTTGCCTGATGAGGGTATGTGCGTTACTTGCAAACGAGAATATCCATATAAGAAACTACAAGCAGGTCACTTTATCGGTGGACGAACTAATGCAGTCCTATTCGATGAGAGGATTGTCTATAGTCAGTGTTATGGTTGTAACGTAGGCAAATCGGGAAACTATCTTGACTACTTCTATTTTATGGAAGAAGAAATCGGACGTCCTGCCATAGACGCTCTGGTTATTGAGCTAAAAGAGAAGAAGGTCGCATATTCAGTAGAGGACTATATAAACATTAAAAGCCTTTACGAAAATAAACGAGAAAAACTGTTGACACAGTATTCAAGCTAGAATACAATAGGGATTAGGTATTGCTAGGTACCTAAAGTTGTTGGCACTGGTGTGCAAGGGAAGTCCTGAGAAATCAGGGCTTTTCTATTTTATATAAAAAGTGTTGACATTCTAATTTTGCTTATGTATAGTAATTACTAAAGAGGAGAAAAGAATGTTCACTGAGAAACGAGAATTAGTAGAAAAGAATAAGCGCCTTGCAGAGCGTAACCAAGAACTGGTTGAAGCTGCCGCAGAAGCCGAATCACGAGCAACACGAGCTGAAGCAAAGAATGATACGCTCGAAGAAAAAATCCAAGCACTCGAAAGTCTAAATAACCGAGAGATTAAAACTAAAACAAAAGAACTAGAGCTTGACGCCCGTGAAAAAGTATTGTCCGCCCAAGAAGCTAGTGAAACCGCACTTAAAAAGCGAGTTAAAGAACTAGAGGGTGAAGTCGTTACAGCCAAAGAAAAAGGCTATAAAGAAGGCTATGCAGATGGAACCGCAGATGGTGTCCGCAAGGGTATGGACTTGACTAAAGACGACCGTAAGATGATGGCTCAAATCGCCGCACTATCAGCCGCAAGCCACGTTCCAGAAGCTACATCTATAATTGCACGAGAAGTCGCAAACGGAATTGCAAAGGACATCCAAAATGAACTCCCGGCTACCACAAGAGCTACAAACAAGAAAAGTCGTTAGTCTACCTGACGACATCCGCTCGGTAGTCGAAGACCTCATTATCCAGAAGTTTGATATACCAGAGGTCATGGGAGGACGCGAAGCCTATGACCCTTTCGACCCAGCCCAGGATACTGGGCAACCGAGGAATATGCTGATAATAAACATGTCGTTTGGCACAGGCCGAATATACAGATTAGCGCAGATTATTCCGTTACATCTAAGGGAGTTGAACAGTTACGGCGCGACTTATGGTGGCATACCCGCAATATTTATTGAATGGGCTAAAAAAATAGCAAACGAAATAGATAATGTTTCTCGCAAAAATAAACGTAACGGCATAATCAGAGACATAGAAGTAGAAATGAATGGCTATCGAGATAAGATTACGAATATTGAATCTCTAGCAAACTTTATCTATAATCACTATCGAGAAACTGACACTTTGAGAACTTACGCATACGATAAGGGGTATTTATGAAACCAGATAACATCATCCTAGAAGGAATCAATAAGCTATTGCTAAAAATCAGAAAGGGTAACTAATGAAATATAAATACCACGATAAAGCATCAAGCGGCAAGCGCCAGTATTGGCTAGCTATTGGACTAAAAGACGCAGAAATCATGCATGGATTAGTCGTTAATGCCTGTAACAATATGCCAGCACTAGATAAAAAAACTAACCCAGAGTATATGGATTTATATAACCGTATGCGCAGTATGCGACGTTCGCTACACCAAGCAGTAGAAGCTGGAAAAAGTCTGAACGACTCTGGAAAGAGGATACACAATTATGGAAAAAGCAAAACTTCTACAGAGTAAAATAGATGAAATCTTTGGTGATGACCCCGTTAATCTAGTCGGTGGCTCCGTTAGAGATATCATTCTAGGGAAAGAGCCTAAAGACTGGGACTATTGTACACCTCTGACACCAGATGAGATTGAAGCCAAGGTAAAAGAGGCTGGACGCAAACCATACCTAACTGGTAAAAGGTTCGGCACAATCGGCTTCAAATTACCAGTCGATTACTACCAATCTGGGAATGTAAAAGAATGGGTGTATGTTGAAGTAACTACATATAGAACTGAAAAGTATGACGGCATATCTCGCAAGCCAGCAGTAGAGTTTTCAGATGACCTCATGCTAGACTTGTCACGACGAGACTTTACTATAAATGCTATAGTGCTTCAAGAGGACGGTGATTACTACGACCCACATGGCGGACGCTTAGATATTCTTGCTAAAAAGATTAAAGCAGTTGGCAAAGGCAAAGACCGAATCCTCGAAGACCCACTTCGTATGCTTAGAGCAGCACGATTTGCTTCACAACTAGGCTTCGAGGTTGACCCTAACCTGATTGGCGTAATGAGGCAACACGCCAAAGAAATCACACGAGTATCTAAAGAGCGTTGGATTGCTGAGTTCGATAAGTTGCTTATGGGACAAGACCCAGTTAAGGGAATAGATATCTTAATGCAAACAGACCTAATGAAGTTTATGCTACCTGAAGTATGGCTAGTATGGAAAAACTCATGGGCAGAGCTCGCATTTGCAGAGGCTATCGAAAAGGGTGGCGTCTATGATATGTCTAATGGTAAAAAAGTGTCAGAGGATACAGTAGATGAGCGATGGAGGTATTTGCTTTACCATATTGGCTACCCGTATGTCGGTGTCGAGAAGAACGGTGAATATAAATATCCGAATCACGAAGTTGTCCGTAAACAAATGCTTGAAGGTATATGTGCTAGATTAAAGTTTAGCCGAAAAAGGACAGACCACCTATGTTGAGGTCGTACTAGTCTAAAGTTTTCGTCAAAATGTTATAATATAAATATGATAGGCTATATATATAAACACACAGCCCCAAATGGCAAAAGTTATATTGGGCAGACATACAACAAAAATGGCTATAAGGCAAGATGGCGAGGGGGAGCTGGTTATGAAAAGCAGACCCTAATACGCAGGGCAATTGACAAATATTCATGGGCGAGTTTCCAGCATGATATTCTATACATTGTCGAGCGTGAAGAGCTTTCTTCATTAGTTGAGGAACTAAATAGGCTAGAAGAATACGAGATATTGTCTAGGGGCACAATAGCTCCAAACGGTTATAATAACGCTTTTGGTGGCCAAAATAAATCTGTGAGTGATTCCACTAGAGCAATACAATCTGCTATCGCTAAAAAGAGGTACTTAAATGGATATCAACCCTGGAATAAGGGGGTAGCAAAAGAGAATCAGCCTCGATACGGTAAGAAACAAAGTGAAAATCAAAAGGAAGCAGCTCGAATAGCGATGAAAGAAAGCTGGAAGACGGGGAGGATAAAACCTAGAGAGGCTGGAAGCTTCAAACATAGCGAAGAGACTAGAAAGAAAATTAGCGAATCACAGCTTAATAACAGGACTAAACATCTGCTACAATAATGACAGCACCTACGACAGACGAAATGGACTCGACCACTCTAGAGGAGCGTAATGCCTTAGTCGGATATTGCGAGAATCACGAGGAGTGGTTCAAGTTCACAAGAGGAGTCCACTTCGAGAGGTGTCCAAAGTGTAAAAGCAAGTTCTCTCATAGGATTGGATTTCAGCTCACATCACAACGCACCTTTAGAGAGGAGAAGCTCAAAAAGAAACGCCGTTAAAAGCCTTGAATATTATTATAAATTAAATTATAATTATATTGAGGGTAAATACTATTTAACAGAGACGGAGTTTATATGGCACGAGTCGGACGACCTCGGAAAGCAAAGAATCAGAAGATTGAATATCAACTGATTGCTGTCCACGCACCAGATTACCTACAGTTTATTGAAAAAGCTGACAAAGCAGGTAAGAAAAAGGTGGAGGCTTTCAAGGAGATGGTAGAACAATACCACCCGCAATCGAATAAAGAACAAACTGCTTGACATACATAAGCAATTTGCGTAATATAAAACAAACAAGGAGAAAAAAATGGCTTGCGCAACCTGTGCAAAGAAAAAAGCGAACAGCTATCAGGATTTTAAGGCTCTAGAGAGCCCACCATATCGTGCAACAGATATTATAGTCTACGATATAGAGTCGGGCGAATATAGGAACTTTACACAATCCGATTGGAACGTAACGAACACAAATGTGCTTCTATTCGTCCCATCAGTTGAGACTATCAACGAATTAGAAGAACAGCCTGGTCAAGAAGGTCTGACATTTACATATGTAACTAATCAGCCTATCCACCAGATTAAAGACTACTACGATAATGGCGGGAAAAAGCCAATCTTCGGTCGTATCTTTTCAACCTATCTTCTGCCCTCAAGAATGGGGTTGTTATATAACGGCTACACTAAAAAAGCAGTTGCTTATATTATGAAAGACGGAGACCAAGTAGTCCAGCAATATTTCTATAACAGCTCTTTTAACTACAAACAAATATACGATTTCTTGGATGATTACTGGAATGGTAATAATTAAAAGAGGTCGTGTTACGTTTTATATAACCGATGAGTCAGTCGTTGTAGCTAATGGAGATTTTCAATACTCGTCTTATAACTCATACTCAATCCCAAACAAAGGCGATTTATATAAGTTTAGAGATGAGATACTACACTCTCAACCACCTCGATTTAGCTCTATAGTTGATGTGGTTGAGCTAAGTAGTAAGTATCAAGTGTTCAGCTATTCTACAAGAAAGCCGAACTTAGATGGAGTTGAATATGAATACAGACCATAATGGTCCAGCTGCCCGGGAAATGTCTAGTATCGCTTATTGCAATGCAACGCCTTTCAATGTTCCATTTATTTTCTTTACAAAATCTATTGACAGACCCTAGACTAATCATTTATAATGAATAATGTAGAGCTATTGATAGGCTTCCTACTACAAAACCTATTTTACGCATTGGAAATCTAGTCTATCAGCCCTCTCTACATTTAATAATTCGGGCTATGGGGGTACTTCCTACTACAATGGATAACCACTAATCCGCAGGTCGCAGGTTCAAATCCTGTCATAGCTTCGGCTATGTAGCTCAGGGGTAGAGCAGCGGACTTACAATATTTAGTATTCCCGCCTTCCCGAACCATATAAGGAGACCAAGATGAGTCTAGAAAAAACACTAATCCAAGCCATTATAGAGCGGACGCAGAGAGTTCCTCGTGTTGGTATTTTCTTAGGTAAAGAAGAAGCTAATGCTGATTCAGAGAAGGTATCTCGTCAGCTAGATATAGCATTGATTAGTGTCGGGTTCAAAGCCGATTCAGACTTGCTAGAATATATTTCTGGGCTTACCAAGGTAGACGCAGTTCATTTATCTAAAGAAATAGTTAATGCTATTAAGACTTTAGTTGGCGACCATGTTAAGCACAATACATATTTCAAAAGGTTCCCAGATGAGGTGCCAGACACAATCGAGTTCTGGACAAAACTTATTGAAGAAACTTATGGCGAAGATGGTGCGGAGCTATGGAACGGTAATTTGCTACAGCTAAACGGCTATGGTAAATATCAGCACACTTATGAAGAAATGGTTAGAGCTCACCAGCCACTAGTCGAAAAAAGCAAGCGGTCTCTAAAGCAAGTTAAGCTAGGCGCTCCGTTCCAAACAGAAGTGAATAAGCTATTTATTTCACTCGCAGAGTCAACAGTTCCTCTAAATGAGAGTGACAAGACATTGCTAGCTAAATTAGCAAGTGTTAGTGTTAAAAAGCCAGTAAATGTTCCAGTCCGAGAAAATAAGGCTATTATCAACTCAGTATATCTAGATGAGGGCGAACCACTTGTCGTTGACACAGTTGCCGACGTGTTACGTTTAGCCGCATTTATTTCAGACGGCGATGTTACGCTTACTAATAAGACACGCTACAAGGCTTTTACACATAAGCAAAAGCGTGGAATGGTTAAGGCATTGTCTTGTATTGAAGATAATAAGCTAGCTGACGTATTGCGCTACAAAGAGGAGTTCAAGCGATTGAACGAACGCTTACACGGTGGCAAGTATCCACAAATTAAGCGTATGCTTGATATTGCTAGGGGCGTAGAAAAGATTGAAACAGCACAATCAAAGGTAGAAAAAGCCTTCGAGTCAGGTAATGTCCTAAAGGCATTAGATGTGCTAGACAACTTCCCTGGACAGTTAGTACGTTCAATTAACCGACTGTTGCTATCAAGTAAGATTAAAGACTTAGACTCGGTATATGCTTCTATTGAACGAGCACTAGAAAAGAGCTCTACAAGAGTTGCTATTTCACTACGCCAATATATCGAGAACCGAAATAACGACAGGCGTGGACGAGTATTTGTCAATAAAAAGGGCGGAACATATGTGCTACAAGGCACACTCGAAAAGCTCCCAGACAATGTTCTTACACACCTAAAAGAAATTGTAGACAATGTTACCTCAGACCGTATGGCAGATACGCAAATTGTAGTGGCTCCTGAGATTTCACATTATGCAATTCCAATTAGCGACCGAGACCGAGCCGCAGGATTGAATGTCGTTCCTCGTGGAACAGAGACATGGCTAGACCCAGAGCTAGAAGTCCTACGATTCTTCGTTTACTGGAAAGAAAAAGAACACCGAACAGACTACGACTTGTCGGCTATTATGCTTGATGAGAATTTCCAAGTAGTTGGACAGTTATCATACACAGGATTAACTGCTGTAGGTGGTGTTCACTCTGGAGACATTACATCTGCGCCAAGAGGTGCAAGCGAGTTTATCGACATAGAGCTTAATAAAGTTAAAGCCAAGTATGTAGTGCCACAAGTAAACATCTTTACAGGCGATTCATTTGATGAAGCTAAAGAGGCATTCTTCGGTTATATGCTACGTTCATACGAAGAAAAGGGTAAGCCATTCGAAGCTAAGACAGTCGAGACTAAATCAGACTTGTATGGCTCAAACCGAATTGCACTTCCTATGATATTTATAAACACAGCAGAGGGCTGGAAAGTTAAGCAGCTTAACGTATTCCTAAAGGGACATCCAAACTTTAATGCAACAGAAAACAATTCAAGCCAGACTCAAACATTAGTCGAAGGTATTGTTAATGACAAATACTTAACACTTGAATACCTAGCAGAAAAAGTAGTGCTTAAAGAGCCAGTTAAAAACGAAAAAGATGAACTAGTAGAGTTTCCGGTGAAAGAAATCACACACGTTAACCTCCACGAAGTCATGCCTGAATAAAATGCCAAAAAGTAAGAAGCTCAAAATATTGTCTTTCACTCACTACTATGCGACTCATAATCGTGGTGGCGGTGAGATAATGTTGCATGAGATACTAAAGCAACTAGTTAAAGACGGCCACAGTGTAGACGCTATCGCAGTAGACAACGAGGGCTTGCCAGAGGTTATGGACGGTGTAAATGTATTTCACGGCACTAAGTATCGTAACATGGAGTTAGTTAATCTAGACAATTACGACGCCGTGGTTTCACAGTTTGCAGAATCTTTATACATAACACCTAAAGCTAAAGCATTAGGAAAGAAGATAATCTACATCGTTCACAATACTATGGCAGAGACAAACAATTATCTTCACCGAGAGAAGCCCGATTTAGCTATATTCAATACACAGTGGGTGAAAGATTACCACAAATACGACGGTAATAGTGTTATCGTTCACCCTCCAGTATATGCTCACGAACACGCTACAACTCCAGGCGACATGGTTACATTAGTAAACCTGACACCACCGAAGGGCTCGAATATGTTTTATAATCTAGCTATTAAATTGCCAAGGATTAAGTTCTTAGGAGTTGAGGGCGGCTACTGGAAAGACATTCAGCAATATATTAAGCGTCCAAATATTACATTCCAAAAAAATACACCTAATATGAAAGACGATGTATGGGCACGAACAAAGCTACTGCTTATGCCAAGTTCATACGAATCTTACGGTATGGTTGGAGTTGAAGCCATGGCAAGCGGTATTCCTGTCGTGGCAAATCCAACCCCTGGCCTTAAAGAGTCATTATCTTATGCTGGTATCTTTCCGCCTAATTCAAGTCTACGAGCATGGCGATATACAGTCGAAAAGCTAATGACCGATGACGCCCTATATGAAAAGCACTCTAAACTAGCTTTACAGCGAAGTAAAGAACTGGACCCACGCATAGAGCTAAAAGCAATGTCAGAGAAAGTAAAGAAGTTATGAGGATATTAGCAATTGGTGTTTGTGTTATAATATAAATATGATAGGGATTATATATAAACACACAAACCTAATAAATAATAAAGCCTATATAGGCCAAACTATACAGCCATTGGCAGCTCGTATGCGGCAAGGATATTATGGAACTAAGTTTGCTAAGGCTATTGAGAAGTATGGTTGGGAATCATTTTCTACGGTAATCTTATATAGAATTGAGCGCCAAACTAAAGAAGAATTAGTGTCTGAATTAAATGAAGTCGAAGAGGCGCTTATTAAAAAGTATAAGTTACAAAACGATAAGTATGGTTATAATGTCAAGGCGGGTGGCTCAAATGGCACATTCACACATCGTCCCGAATCAATCGAAAAAATAAGAATTGCTGCAAAAAGACCCAATAGTGGACAGTTCAAAAAAGGACAAGCTGGCGTAAATAAGGGCAAAACATGGAGCAATTCAGATGAATATAAAGAACGACACTCTAAGATAATGAAAGATTCTTACGCAATAGGTGGCAGAAAAAGCCCGATGTTTGGCAGGAAACATAGCAACGAGTCTCGTCTTAAGATTAGTATTGCAAATAAGAATAGGGTCGTAGGGCAATATCCAACACATTCACGATGGCATATTGCTAGAGGCTTAAAATCAGACGATTGCGGGTTTTGCAATGAGTAGGGTTCTTGCGGTTGGGGATATCCATACTAAGACATGGATTGTCGATAGAGTTGAGAAAATAGCCGATAAATATGATAGAATAGTCTTTGTTGGTGACTATGCCGATGACTGGGGAAAGCAACCAATTGATACTATCAATACTTGGAAAAGACTAAAAGAGTTCCAAGACGCCCATCCTGAAAAGGCTAAGTTTGTTATAGGTAATCACGACTTCGCTTATCTATTGAACTACTATCCACACTCAGGGGGGTTCAACTCAATTACTAAACTAATCCTCAACGACCCTGAAAATAAAGCTCTTAAGAATTGGCTAGCTGCTATTGAGATTAATATTAAGATAGACGGCGTGACATATTCACACGCGGGCTACAATGAATCGTGGGCGCCAGAAGATGGCTTATGGAGCGATTTCAGCCCTATCTGGGCACGTCCAAATGAAGCTGGTAGCTATCTGCCTAACCAAGTATTCGGGCATACGCCTAGTGAAACGTGCTGGGAAGTCCAGCCTACAGTTTGGTGTATAGACACGTTCTCAACCTATAGAAATGGCATGCCGTTCGGTGATGGAACAGTATTAGAAATTATAGATGGTAAGACATTCACAAAAATAAAACTAGGGGTATAATTATGATTTCATCTCAGATACAAAACACTACTAGGTTCAAGAAAGTAAACTAATGCCTACAGTAACAATAGTCCTAACTGTCTCTCGTAGTGAGTTTCTAACCGACGTATTGTCGGGATTAGAGTTATTGGATTGTGATAATTCATATACTAATTTGTTGTGTATTGTAGACGGAGACTCTAAACTATATTTACAAGTCCGCAATATGATACAGGACACCAAGTTCAACACAAGGCTAACAGTTCAGTATCCGAATAACCGCCCTATTAAGAAGTTCGACTATATAGCACGACGCAAGCGTATTGCTGATATTCATAATTTTGCTAAAAAACAGGTCGGAATCTGTGACTATGTATTACTTACCGAAGATGATACTGTCGTCCCTAGAAACGCTCTAAAATCGCTTTATACAGCAATTAATCTTAGCCCAGGAACTGTATTCGCCGAAGGCGTGGAAATGGGTAGATGGGGAATCCCATATGTAGGCGTATGGAAATTTGACGACATTTACGACCCTAAAGTATTACAGTCGGCAGTTTATACCACATCAGGTATCGAATATGTAGACGGTGGAGGGTTCTATTGTAGCCTTATAAAAGCCGATATCTACAAGAACCACGAATTCGAGACATATGAATCTCTCGGCCCAGATGTGTCTATGGGACTTAGATTACGACAGCAGGGCTATCAATGTGTCGTAGACTGGTCTATTGTGTGTAAGCACCTTACGTTAGACAAGGCAGGAAATAAAGTCGTGCTCTTGCCTGACGAGAATATAACAGTAACGACATTACATAAGAAAAATGCAAATAATTGGTCTATAGTCTATTGACAGACATAAGCAGATTGAATTATAATTATAAATAGTATGAGTCTAACATTAAACCAACCAGAGAATGATAACTACGCAGCGGTAGTTACTCGCATTAAGACCATAAACACACTTGAAAACTGTGACAATGTTGTTGGCGTCCCACTATTCGGGTTCCAAGCTATTGTCAGTAAAGACACTAAGGTGGGTGATATTGGTATTGTATTTCCTGCTGAATCTCAATTGTCAGAAGAATTTGCAGCAGAAAATAACTTGTTCCGCCACGCTGAATTGAACAAGGATAAAGAAAAGGCTGGTTATATTGAAGATAACCGCCGAGTTAAGGCTATGAAGTTCAGGGGTCACCGAAGTGACTGTCTGTTCATGCCTTTAAGCAGTCTAGAATATACAGGTATAAATGTCCAAGAGCTTAATGAGGGCGACCTCTTTGATGAGCTTAATGGTCACGAAATCTGTAAGAAGTATACCGTCAAGCGTAAAACTTACGACCGTGTAGAGAAGAACAAACACAAGGCATTTACTCGTGTAGAAGAAAAGTTCTTGCCTATGCACTATGACTCTGAAAACTACTTTAGGAATAAAGATGTTATCAAGGGCAACCAACGGGTCGTTGTTACACAAAAGCTACACGGTACATCAGTCCGTATTGGCAATACGATTGTTAAGCGTAAGCTATCATTAGCCGAAAAGGTCTTAAAGAAAATGGGTGTCAAAATCCAAGAGACAGAGTTCGACTATGTATATGGTTCACGCAAAGTTATTAAGGACGTAAACAATCCTAACCAAAATCACTTCTACGAAACAGACCTATGGTCTACAGAGGGTGAACGAGTTAAGGACTCTATTCCTGAGAACTTTATTGTATATGGTGAGCTTATCGGCTGGACACCAAATAACGCACCAATCCAAAAAGGCTACACATATCAAGTTCCAGTAGGCACTTGTGACCTATATATTTACCGAGTTGCTATCGTTACGAATCAAGGTAAGCTAGTAGACCTAAGTTGGGACCAAGTTAAAGAGTTCTGTCGAGATATGGGACTTAAAGCAGTTCCTGAGCTATGGACTGGTATGCACAAATACCTAGACATTGATGACTTCATGGATAAGAACTATCGTGAAGAAGGCTATAAAAACGCAGTTGCTTTAGACAAGGAATCACCTTGCGATGAGGGGGTCTGTATTAGAACTGACGGAATTGCGCCATATATTTTGAAGGCAAAGAGTCCAAAGTTCTTTGAACATGAAACTAAGATGCTAGACCAAGAGGTTGAGGACATCGAGGAAACGCAAAAGTAATAAAATATATAGATATAATAAAATGTTATAATATAAATATGGCTAAGTATAAAAAAGAAACAATGATAGGCAAAAAGTTTGGTAAGCTAACTGTTTTAGGCCTAGGTGCAAGTAGGCGGACGCCTGGCGGTGTATCGTTGCGGAGGTGGGATTGCCTTTGTGACTGTGGAAATAGAAGGCTGATAACGACTTCTAATCTAGCGCGGGTATTAAGTTGTGGTTGTTATAGAAATGAGCGCAATAAAAACCAGCCAAAAAGAGAAAAAAGTTCAAGCTGGAAGGGCGGATATAGGATTGACGGTGGATATGCTTTTATCTATAAACCAGACCATCCAAAAGCAAAAAAAAATGGATATGTACGAGAACATACTTTAGTTATGGAGCAAATGCTAGGCCGCTATCTAGTTGACGGTGAAAATGTTCATCATAAAAATGGAAATAAAATTGATAATCGCCCTCAAAACCTTGAGCTCTGGAATGTTTCACAACCGTCTGGACAGAGAGTAAAAGATAAACTAGAATGGGCAAGGGAAATAATTAAATTATATGGCTAAATTGAAAATGGTTATGTTAAAGGGCCTTCCTGCAAGTGGAAAATCATCTCTTGCAAAGATGTTAGCCGAGAGTGGCTATTATCGAGTAAATAAAGATGACATCCGAGAGATGCTTTTCGGAGAACACTACAAGCGAAAACACGAGAAGCAGGTTATCTGGACTCGTGACGCTATGATTCGAGCAGCACTCGGACATGGCAAAAGCGTAGTAGTAGACGACACTAACTTCAACCCAGCCCACGAAAAAGCACTTCGCAAAATTGCACAAGAACATGACGCAGAGTTCGTAGTTAACGATTCGTTCTTAAAAGTTCCTATAAATGAATGTATACAACGCGATTTGAAGCGTTCTAAGCCAGTAGGTGAGCGTGTAATACGTTCTATGTATAACCAATTCATTATGAAGCCTGAAATCGCACCTGAGTACGATGAAACGCTACCTTATGTAGTAATCTCAGACATTGACGGTACACTTGCACATATGACTACCCGCAAACGATTTGGCGATAAGGCTCCCTACGCTTGGAAGTATGTCGGTGAAGATGAGGCAGACCCAGCAGTTGCCTTCATGATTGACGCACTATTCGAGACTGAACGAACGGACTTGATTATCTTTAGTGGTCGTGACGAAGTATGTCGTCCAGAGACAGAGGACTGGTTGGAGCGAAACGATATTGCTTATAAGGCACTATATATGCGTCCAGAGAATGACAACCGTCCAGACACGCAAATTAAGCGTGAAATGTATGAAGAACACATTAAGGGCAAGTATAATGTGCTAGCAATAATAGATGACCGTCCGAGTGTCTGCCGTATGTGGCGTGACGAGCTAGGGCTTAAAGTATTTCAAGTCGGTGACCCGCATTTCGAGTTTTAATATGTATAGATGTAAGGTCTGCCATGACGATTTAGACAAAAGCCAATTCGAAGAAGAATTGCAAGAATGGATACCGGAATGGTATGGGAGGATAAAATATGAATTCTAAATATGAAGTGCCCGAATCAGTAGTAATCGTAACAAACGAACATGGTGTTACAGCAACACTAAGATTCAAAACACAATCAAAAGACCGTATCTTGTCTGCTAACAAAAAAGAGGCAATCTACAAGTCTATTGAAAGATATGTAGTCGGAGAGAAGTCTAATGTCAAAAAGGATTAAAGTTAAAGACGGCACAGAAGATAAAGAGGATGGCGTTGCTCTCGCCCCTACTGTTGAAGTTGAAGAAAACAAGAAGAACCCCGTTATCTATATCTTCCTCAATAAGTCGCTAGGAATGTCAGTAGGTAAAGCCGCAGCTCAAGCCGCTCATGCCGCAGTATTCGCAGCAGCAGAGTCAGACACAAGCGAGCAGCAACTATGGCGTGTGAACCCGCATAAGACAATCATTGTCCTAGAAGCTCGCAACGAAGAGCATTTGCGTTCAATTAGCACATATTTACAGCAACGTGGCTTTTATTCTAATATGATTGTAGATGAAGGTGTAAATGAGATAGACCCGCATACTATCACAGCACTATCTACTTGTATTGTTGATAAGAATAATGACCACACTAAACAAACATTCAGCACTTTCAGCTTGTATAAAGACCTGATTGAGATTAATCTGAAGGTTGACCGATGAAGTCCGAACTCGAAATGATTAAAGCAAAGCTCAAGATAGTTAGGGAACTTGCGCAATCCAACGAGACACAACAGGTCTGTGCATTAGTTATTGACCTGATTAACGCCTTAGACGAGAAAGAGCCGTTAGGATTTACCTCTAGTGAAAGCAAAAGACTTAATAAATCTAAAAAGTGAAATACTCGAACCGCTACACAATGTCGCGCTAGAACTTTCAGAAGTCGATAGGCGTGGTAAAGCACACCTTATTGAATATACAGAGCTGGACGTTATTGCGGCTACGGCTGTATTCACACATATACTTGCCAATAAAAAGGCACATCAGTATGCAGAAATTACAAACGTAGATGATTTCAATCGCATAGTTAAAGAGATGCACAACTATGGTACACGGATTAGAGAATTAGTTAAAGAGATGTCGGGAGTAGAAATAGATGAAAACAAGAAAGAGGACACTAATGAAAGAGGAAAAAACTAAAGTGAGCGGAAATGGGATAGGATTCTTTGGAGCGTTGTTTCTTATCTTCCTATGGCTAAAGCTAAATCCAGGCAGTAATTTTGACACTCCAGTTCAAGACTGGTCATGGTGGTGGGTTACAGCTCCACTGTGGGGACCGCTAGTGTTGGCATTGGCTATCTTTGCTGTAGCATTTATCAGCTATATCGTTATCGATATCGGTAACAAAAATGGCCGATAATAGTCAAGTCTTTGGCTTCGATAATGATGGCAATATCATTATTCGTAACCGCCAATATCGACGTCGTAAAATCCAGCTAGAGATTGACCCTCGCAACCTTCCCAAGAAAACCCGGAAGAAAAAAAGTAAGAAAAACTACTTGAACAAACGTAAGAAGTAAGGTATCATAGAAACAGTATGGCAGATAATATAAAGCAAACAATCCTTAAAGCCGAGAAATTAGCTATTAAGCTCAAGAAGAAACTAAAGCGGAACGACCTTGATTTCTCTATTCAAGTGTCATTAAGTTCAGCTGACCCCGGCAAGATTTACTACGCACTCCAACTTACACCTGTAGCAGATGGCGTAGCTCCTATGACATTTATCAAGTCAGACCCAGACAAGCTAATCGAGGCTATCGAGTCACAACTTGAGAAAATTGATACGGCCGCAGTAGAAGTCGCTTATCACGAGGGGCAGATTAATCACGCAAAGCGGACTATTACATTCCACCAAGAGCGTATTGAGGAGATTAAAGAAGAAGAAAATGCTCCAAAGGAAGCTGAAATAGTAAAACAGTAAATATAGTAAAATGTTATAATATAAATATGGCATATATAGGTTATATTTATAAATATACAAGTCCCTCAAGCAAAGTATATATTGGACAAACGAGAAAATCAATAAAATCAAGAGCAGGGAAAGAAGGGCTACATTACCAGTTCCATGATACCCCTTTTTCCCGAGCTATAAAAAAATATGGCTGGAACGACTTCGAATTAGAAATATTAGAAACGGTACGTTGTGAAACTATTTCTGATTTAGTTAAAAAATTAAACAATCTGGAAGAAAGGCATATCCTAGCTAACAATTCTATGAATGCAGATTTTGGATATAACTGTAAAACATCTGGCAAAAGCCATCTAGTGTCTCCAGAAACTCGCAAAAAGATATCTGAATCAAAAAAAGGTAAGCCACTAACCGATACCTGGAAAAAGAATATTTCGCTTTCAATGACTGGAAAGATTACTAAAAAACCAGATGCTATTACGCGTAAAAAAATGTCACTCGCGAAGAAGGGTATTAGTTTAACTATACCTCATAGAAAAAAAATTGGGTTAAGCATAACAGGCAACAATAACGCATATAAACACATTGATAAGAATAAGCTAGAAAGTTTACGGAGAGAAGGATTGACATGGAAGGAAATCTCTACTATAATGGGGATAAGTATAAGTACTATAAAAAATAGGAGAAAATCATGGCAAAAAGTGTAAACACAGTAATGCTATTAGGGCGTCTTACACGAGATGTAGAGCTACGGAGCACATCTGGTGGCAAGAACGTAACAGAGTTTTCACTAGCAGTTGACAAGGGCAACGACCAGGCCGCATTTTTTGATGTAGTTGCATGGGAAAAGACCGCAGAGCTCGTGTCGCAGTATACGCAAAAAGGTTCTAAAGTTCTTGTACAGGGTCGCCTAGACCAGCAGTCATGGGAAAAAGACGGCAAGAAAAACTCTAAAGTAGTTGTCGTTGCATTTGATGTTACATTCCTAGACGCAAAGGGTGAGAGCAAGCCTAAAGATGTCGTCCTCGAAGATATTGATGACAAGCCTATCAACCTAGACGATATTCCATTCTAATGTTGGTGACCCTAATCTTAGGGTCTCTTTCTGTCTGGAGACTTACACATATGCTCCAAGAGGAATCGGGCCCATTCGCAATCTTTGAAAAACTGAGAGCCAGGATTGACCGTATGTCGTGGAAAAACGGTGGTGTTCGAGATGGATTTAATTGCTTTTATTGTTTATCCGTCTGGGTTGCTATCCTGCTTGTAGGACTATTCCTATTGTCTAGTTGGGTATTTTTGACCCTAACCTTTATTCTCTCAATTTCAGCCGTTGCTATATTTGTGAACAAGTTTCACGAAGAACAGTGAGAATATTTATAGTTAACAGTGGGAAACTGTGAATTTGCTATAATAGATACAGACGACTAGGAAAACAGTCTGATAAAAAAACCAATAAACAAGGGGAACCCTAATGAATACAATCGTAGTAAAACATTACTTCGATGCAGCACACCAGTTGCCAGATACAGAATGGCTGGTTACTAAGGCTTGTGCGCGACTCCACGGACATACTTATGCCGTAGAGATTACAGCTCAAACACCAGAGCTAAATGGTGCAGGTATGGTTATCGACTTCAAGGCTATCAAAGAGGCCGTCGATGTGCTAGACCACCGATATATCAATGACATTTTCGAGGCAGAGGGCGTTACTTTAGCTCCTACCGCAGAAAATATTGCAAAATATTTGGCAGACAAAGTAACTGACTTAGGCGTAGAAGTGCTGAAGGTTGCAGTTTGTGAAGGCTATAAAGGCGCTGAACGAGCAAGCTGGGCTATCTATGAACCTGGACTGTGATTCCAGGTCTAGCAATAGCACAATATCGAGCTTGGAAAAATAACATGGAACGATTAGGAAACAATCAAGAACAAGAGCGTCGTCATTTAGACATAGAGCCAATTCAGCGCGACATGGGCTCTACGGCATTACGTTTTGCTACTCTTGAAAACCAGCCTGGAGTGCCGGAGATATTCGACACTATTCAGGGCGAAGGACGCAATCTTGGACGTCCTGTGGTATTTGCTCGTCTTAGCGACTGTAACCTTAAATGCTCTTGGTGCGACACCCCTCAGACGTGGGCGTTCACAGAGCAACGAGCCGCACAGCACGACGAAGGCCTTGTCTATGATAAGGCAGTAGAGCAGACTTATATCGAAGTAGGTGAGGCAGTCCGAAACATTGACGGCTATCCTATGAAGCGACTTGTTATTACAGGTGGCGAACCTATGATGCAACAAGCAGGAATTGCCGAACTCATCAAGGGGCTTCGAGAAGAAAATGAAGATTACTGGGTAGAAATCGAGACTAATGGGACAATTGCTCCAAAGCCCGAACTTCTAGAATTGGTTGACCAGTTTAACGTCAGTGCAAAGCTAGCAAATAGCGGAAACCCTGAAAAAATCCGTCGCAAGAGCAAAGCACTAGAGGCGTTTGCTCAAACAGATAAAGCAGACTTCAAGTTCGTGGTATTCGGTGAAGATGACCTTCCTGAAATCCTAGACCTAGTAAAAGAATACGACATTCCTCACGAACGAGTATTCTTAATGCCCGAAGGACGGACGGAAGAAGAAGTCAAGGAGCACCAAACAGAATTGGTCGAGCTCGCTAAAAAAGAAAACTTTAATGTAACCACAAGGCTCCACGTTCTAATCTGGGGCAAGAAGCGTAACGTATAATGAAACTAACATATGAACAAATACTGCAAGACATAGAAATACTTGCAAAGAAGATTAACAAAGACGACTACACATCTATCTATGGTGTCCCACGAGGCGGAGCAGTTGTCGCAGCATTACTATCTAAGCACCTAGACTTGCCATTAGTAGAGGCACCTGAAATTGACTCTCTTGTAGTAGACGACCTCATTGACAGTGGTAAGACACACGAGGCTTTTGAGGAGTTTGATTGGGCTGTATTATATGTCAAGCCACACTCACCTAACTTCGAAAACTTGGTATATGTTTCAGAGGTTGACGGTTGGGTTGAGTTCCCGTGGGAAGAATCTGGCCAAGAGGACGCAGAAAATAACTTCCGACGCATCTTAGAGTATCTTGGCGAAGACCCTACCCGAGAAGGTCTACTAGATACTCCAAAGCGTTATGTCAAATTCATGAAGCAGTTCCTAGATAAAGAGGACTTCAACTTTACTGCCTTCGAAAACGAAGGGACTGACGAGATGGTTATCCAAAAGGACATTCACTTCTTTAGTCTATGTGAACACCACACAGCACCATTCTTCGGTAAGGCTCATGTCGCATATATCCCGGGCGAGAAGATTGTAGGACTGTCTAAATTAGCTCGTACAGTAAAGCACTATGCAGGGAACTTCCAAAATCAGGAGCGTATCACTACACAAATCGCAGAGCGTCTAGAAGAAGAACTACACCCTAAGGGCGTGGCAGTTATGCTTGAAGCAAAGCATTTGTGCATGGAAATGCGTGGTGTTAAGACACACGACACAAGCACGATTACAACTAAACTAACTGGAGCCTTTAAGGACAACCACGATACTCGTAATGAGTTTTTGTCGGCTGTCAAATAGGTAAAGTGGTATAATGAGAAGTAAGTTAGAGAAATTAGTTTCTGCTACAACCGTTCTAACTCCAAAAACATTAAGCTGTTTGAAGGAGGAAATCTAGAATGGCTAAGATTAAAGTAGCGGTAGTAGGTGTAGGAAACTGTTTCTCATCTCTCTATCAGGGTATTAAATACTATGAAGGTGCTGACGCAGAGCACATTCCAGGAGTCATGTTTGCAGACATTGGTGGTTACCACCCAGCAGACATTGAAGTAGTAGCAGCGTTCGATACCGACGCTCGTAAAGTTGGAAAACCAGTTGGCGAAGCTATCTTTGCTAAACCTAACTGTGCTCGTATTTTCCAAGAAGATGTACCAGCAGGGCCTATCGTACAGATGGGTGAATTGCTAGACGGTATGTCTGAATATATGCAGGAACAACCAGAGGACAGAGGCTTCCGAGTTGCTGACGCTGAACCTGTAGACGTAGTAAAAGTCCTTAAAGAATCAGGTGCAGACATTGTATTAAATTACTTGCCTGTAGGTTCTCAAAAGGCGACAGAGTTTTATGCACAAGCCGCAATCGACGCTGGTGTAGCTCTGGTAAACTGTATTCCAGTTTTTATTGCGAGCAACCCAGTGTGGGAGCAAAAGTTTATTGACGCAGGGCTTCCACTTATTGGTGACGATATGCGAAGCCAAGTCGGTGCTAGTGTTATGTCTCAAGTACTACAAGAGCTTGCATTCGACCGAGGCGCACAAGTAGACTTCCACCAACAAATCAATATCGGTGGCAATACAGA